ATGATGTTGGCATATGCGGTGAAACTGAACCTCGACGACAACGGCACGATCCTCGTCACCTGCCCCGCCCTCCCCGAAGTAACGACCTTCGGCGACGACGAGGAGGATGCGATCCGCCGCGCGGAAGCGGCGATCGAGGAAGCCCTGGCGGCCAGAATTGGCGCTGGCGAGGATATCCCCGAGACGCGCGTGACACCGCGCGGCCCCAATATTTTGCTTCCCGCCCTGACGGCCATAAAGGTGGAGCTTTACCGCGCCCTGCGAAGCGAGGGAGTGACGCCGGCGGAAATGGCGCGGCGGCTGAAGTGGCACCGCGAGCAGGTCGACCGCCTCTTCCGGCTCGATCACGCATCAAGGCTCGATCAGATGGAAGCCGCTTTCAAGTCGCTCGGCCGCCGCCTCGACGTGGAAGTGAAGGCTGCTTGAAGGCGAGCCGCTCGACGCAATCGAAAACAAAAAAAGCCCCGCCCGGCGTTATGCCAGGCGGGGCTTTTTCATTCCTTGCAGAGACCGTCGCGCGATCTCTGCAGGGGGAACGAATGCGAACGTATTATCCGGCGGAGGCTTCCGCCGCCGCGCGCAGTTCGGGCCAGTCGTTCGTATCGCCGTCATTGGCGCGGAGCATGACGCCCGTGTTGATGGCGCCGAAATGCTCCTTCAGTTCGTCGGGCCGTCTGCCGAAGAGGCTTTCGGCGCTGACGTTGCAATAGTCTTCCTGCGGCGACAGTTCAGTAACGATCGCCGGGATCAACACCCGGTCGCCGACTTTCAGTTCACGGCCCTTCGCGTCGTGCATCGTTCTCTCCTGTGAAAATGCCCGCGCGAAGCGGGCTGTTGCTTGCAGGGTTTTAATCGGACGGACCCGGCGAAACCGGAACCTCTCATTGCGGAGGCGGCGCGGCCGTCGCGGCGCGGCAGGCCTTCGCCAGCGTCGCCTGCCGAGCCGCGCAAACCTCATAGGCCGCCTGCACGGCATCCCGATTGACAAGCACATAATCCCCTGACCTCGGGAGGTCGAGCACCACGCAGGCCGCGAGCAAGGACTCGTCAATCCGGGGCGGCGGCACGTGCAGCGGCGCGGCGGGCGGCGGCGTTCTGGCGCAGCAGCTCAATATCGTCATCGCTAAAACGGCAACCGCCGTGCGCCGCCACATAGGTCTTGACCACATTCTGACCCTCCTTCGCTGCATTGATGATTGCCTGCTCGCGGGCGATGCCGCCGCGCGCGTAATCGCCGAGCATGTCGGCCAGCGCCGCCGCGCGTGTCAGTGCCTCGCCCGTCGAGACGAGCGCGCCCTCGGCACGGTCGGCGCGCGCTTCCTCGGCGTCCCTCCCAAGCCGCCAGCCGTTGACGGTCCAGCCCGCGCCGAAAGCGGCCGAGACGGAGACGGCGAACGCGGCGGCCAGCGCCGCCATCCGGTATTGAACCGGGATCAGGTCGATCATCGAACAGCCTCCTTGAAACCTTCGATGCATAACTCGCGCTCGGCCGCGCGGCGCTTCACGAGGCCGGGAAGCTTTTTTCCACCGGCATAGACGAAGCGCAGCATCTCGTCGCAGGCGGCCGCGCCCTCGCCCGCATTGAGCCGCCGCGCGAGAGTCGAGCGGCAATAGGCACCGCCGCCGACATTGAACGTGAAACTCGCCAGTGCGGCGCGGGTCGGTTCTCCTAACCTGGCGCGAGTGCAGCGAGCCACGTCGGCGAATGCCTTGCCGAGATCACCAGCGAGAAGCGCCTCGCATTCCGTTCTGGAATAGGTCCGGCCCATCTCGACATTTCCGGTATGACCCGTGCAAACGGTAGGAATATCGACCGGATCGAGATATGGCGTCTGCCTCGTTCCCTCGAAATAGCCGACCGTCGCGACGGCAAGAGCCATAGCGCCGGCTCCACCGGCCGCGAGCCGCTTTCTAAGCTGCGGGTCCATCGGAGCTCCTGTTCTGCTTTATGAGGCGGACGACGATCCCCAATACGGACAGCGAGGTCATGGCGACGACGACCCATTTCGGCGCCGTGGCCGTAATGCAGTCGCGGAAGGATTGCGGGGCGGCCTCGATGAGAAGCGACAGGATGCCGGTCACGCCGATCGCGGCGTAGACCCAGGTCGACCACCATTTCAGGACGTTGCGCGCGTCCTCGACGAGGTGTGCCTCGATCAAATCGACGATCTTCATATTCTCACCAATGAAAAGGCCGCCCATCAGGCGGCCGTGTAATAGACGTTAGCTATTTTTTGCGAAGCAGCCGAAAGCCGTCACGGTTCACATTGCATGCCAGCGGTTAGTCACCCCGGACCAATAAATCTGCTGACCCTGATTTGGAGCCAGCGTGATGTTGGCCGGGAAACCGAACCTGTTTTGAGCCTGACTTGCACCGTCCTGTGCCTGAAGGACGATGTTGTTCGATCCGACGTTCAGGATGTAGACGATGCGCCCATCGCCACCGCCGGTGAGGCCGCGTATGGACCGGGTCGCATTCGACGACATCCGCAGCACTGTGACCGTTCCGGCCAATGAATAATCCGCGACGTCGGCGGTCAGCATCGCTGGAGTGGTGCCGCCCTCCAGATAGAAGGCACGCTCCAGCCGCGTAGAGGAATAGGCGAAATCGGTGGTCCAGATTGAGCGTTGGACACCGTCGTTTTCAGCCACATAAGACACGCGCCCCAGAGCCTTGTTGAAGACGAACCTTACCCCGGTATCGATGTCGGTGTCCGACTGAAGAGCGAGAGCGGCTCCATCGGCCTGATCCGGAGCGAGGGCCGTGATCGTTCCGACGCCGGCGTAATCGTAAGGGTTGATCCCTGCCATCGGTGAGAAATGCTGCTGGATCGCAAGGCCTGCCGGATTGTAGGGATAGCCGATCCCGCTATCTTCGAACGCCCGCCCGGTGAACACGGTCCAGCCGTTAGGCCGTATCCACATGCGATCGAAAGGCGTTCTCTTCCCCAGCGGCGTCGTACCGAAAACCAGGGCCCCGCCGCGCGCCGTCTGCGTCGGCGTCTCCATGAGCCACATGGAAATTTGGGCGTTGCGTCCTAGGTATTCCGCCCCACCGTAAGGGCTTTGGCTTGCCATGACGGCACCGCTGGTATCGAGCGGCCATCCGTAATGATAGAAACCGGGATAGGGAGCCGTCCGATAGGTCGGGCTGGCCGCAGTCCCATTGGCGATGATGACGCCGAGGTCGACAGTATCTCCGGGATCACCCCAAATCGTCGACCGCATGAGAATTTTCGGGCGATCATAGGTTTCGTCGATTCCTATCAGAGGATAGTCTGTCGGGCCGGCGGCATCGTTCCAGAGAGTGACGCGGTTCTTGCCGGAATAATTGACCTGCCTCCATTGCGCGGTATCGTCGGCCGCAACTGGAGAATTCTGGATCAAGAAAAAAACCCAGACAACGGCGATGAGAGCTTTTGCAATAGCACACGCACGGTCGCGCCGATGCTCGCTTTTCATTGCGGCAATCCTTCCGATTTATGTGTGAATATTTAGATGCAGTAGAAGTCGGAAGCCCGACGGGCGTCAGGAATCGTTTTGCGGTTCGCCCTCGTGCTCACCATTGTGGTTGACTACCGCCATCGCACTCTCCTTTTCCCAGATCGCGCGAAGTTCTGCATTGGCCGCCATCGCACTCTCCTCCGCCACCTGCCTTTCGGCTTCAAGCGCCGCTTCGATCGCGGCCGCGGCCGCGATCCACGGTGCCGCATAAGCCGCGCGGCCGACGCTTTCCGCATCCCACTGGGCCACCTCCGCCGCCGTCGCCGGCACTGCCGCCGCAGGCACAATCGCAAATGGCCTCCCAACCGGGACAGAGACATGCGCCGCGAAGCTCATTACTTCATCGTCAGTCATTTCGCGAAGATCTGGTGGCACCAAGCGCGCGCACTTTTGAGGCGGAACTCCTGGACTTGCAGGGACATCTTCTATCTTCATGCGCGGCGGAGAAGCCATTACGAGCATCCTAGGCGACATGACCGGCGTGACCGTGCAAATATCGCTAGCCTCGTTCAAGTAGACGATTACCATGTCGGTCATAAGCTAGGTCTCCAGTTGAAACTCGGCGACGGTTTCGCAGATGAATGAAAATCGGCTAACACCCGGACAGTCGTGCTATCTCGATGCCGTGCGATATAGCGCCGCCATGCTCGTCGTTCTGCATCATGGCGCGGCCTATTTCTATCGGGATTTTTACTATCCGTTCAGTCGCATGCATTTTTTGACAAATCTAGGATCTGTTGGTGTCGCGATATTCTTTGTACTGAGCGGGTTCGTCATCGCCTATTCGGCGCTGAGTAAATCCACATACGACTTCTCGCACTACGTCCTTGATCGCTTCACGCGTATCTATCTGGTTTTTTTTCCGGCTATTTTGCTTGCCGTCGCGGTCAATCTGGCAAATCTGCACATCGTCGGGGACAACGTGCCCAATATGGACATGTTCACCACTGGCAATTTCTTCGCGACGATCGGAATGCTCGGCGGCATCGTCAATGGTCACGCAGAGATCATGCCCTTCATAGGGCCGGCATGGACCATAAACTATGAGTGGTGGTTCTATATGCTTTTCGGCCTCGCGATGCTGCCGATGCGCGGCTGGACGATCCTGAAGTTTATAGCTTTCGTCGCAATCGCGTTTCTTGTAAGCCGCCTCGATAGTGTCATGGACCTATTTTTGCTGTGGAGCGCTGGCGCCGCCTGCGCGATCGTCTTTCTCAAAGTGAAAAACTGGAAATCGGTTGCCATAGCCATTCTTTTCTCATGGCTGTCGATCGTCGTCTGGCTTGGTCCCTCTGAACAAATCGCAAGCGAGGCCATCGTAGTTGTCGCGGTATTGGTTGGACTAAGACTTTGCCGGGACATCGTGCCGTCACGTCAGTTTTCAGCGGCAACCAGTCGGCTTGCGGGATTTTCGTTCAGCCTTTATCTGACGCATATCATGGTGATATGGGCCGGGCGGCTAGTCGGGGATCATTTCGGACTATTTAGTCTATCGCAGAACGATGAACGGAAGTTTGCCGCGTTTCTTGCCGTGCTTCTACTTACAAATATATTTGCGCGCGCTTTCGCTTCACTTACTGAAGACAGGACCGCCAATGTCCGTTCGGTTATGAGGAAAGTTCTCCGACTGGCACCATCGCGTCCGCTCCCGTACTCCTGAGAAGCCGCGGTCTATGTGCGGATCGGCCCACCGTTTGCCGAGCGGCGCCATTTTTGGCGGTTAGACCTATCCGAAGGAACGTCAGAAACATCCCAGACCTCACGCGCAACGGAATATGCCGGCGCGCTGATCTCGAATATGAGAGCCATCGCTTCCATCTCTGAAAGCCCCCCCACTATGAGAGCGTCGACCCATCTCTTGGCCAGCGCATCGCGATCGTCAGCATCGATATCAGGCCGCCAGGATCTGTCCGAAAGTAACTTCGAAACCTCCCATGCCCTCACGATATCCAAAGAAACATCGCTCTGCGCTGTACAATGCGGAAAATGCTGCTTGATCCATGCGCGCAGATCGTCTCGGCCGCAAAGCGTCGACGAAACGTTGCCGCCCGACGCCAAAGCGTCGATACATTCCCGCGCTGGATAAGTTATAGCCACACTGCCATCTGGCATCGTCGAGACAAGACATTTATCAGGGGTCGACGGTAACACCACGACACACCTCTAAAGTTGCCCGAAACTAGTGGCGCAGACCGCGGAAACGTCCACCGGCGCTCCACTGGAATTTTGCGTCAATATGTGAAAAGAACCTGCGGAGATTGCACCAAGAACCACCTGTCCACCATTCGACGACAGCATGACCGAACCATTTCCATTGGCATGCGCGGTTGTTCTGGTCACCGTGTAATCGCCGGTGCCGGCGTCAGTTATGGATGCGACGTTGTAGCTTCCGTTGATGCTGATCGTTCCCGTTCCATTGAGAGATATCCAATCCTTTGCGGTACCTGGATGATATTTGACCGATGTCGCATCCGGATAACGATCTGCGGTTTCGCCCTCCATTTGCGCCTTGGTCGCCTTGGTGACTGCACCCTGGGCACCCGTCGCTGCTGTCGGCAGGCGCGCGGAGGGCACGGTGCCGCTGCCGATATCGCCGCCATCAACCGCCGATGCTACCCGCGTCGTGCCGTTCGAGCGCGGATAAGTGCCGGCAGCGCCGACCGCAAGCCGCGTGGCCGCGCCAGCCGTGCCGCCGATGATCATGTCGCCCACCGCAGTCATCGGATTGATGTCGACGAAATGCTTGCCGTCAAGCTTGTCCGCGTCGACGCCGCCCCCCGCGCCTTGCGCGGCCAGATCGAACAGCAACCCTCCAGCGGCGACCTTGACGAGCTTTCCGGCGTCGCCCGCGCCCGCCAGCGGCGTGGAGAGGAAAACCGCAAGCTTCGCCGAGAGCGTGACGTAGATATCCTTCGTTCCGGCAGGCCAGTTGACCGCTTCGTCGCTATTGCTCGACTCGAGGATCATATCCCGGCTCAAGGTCGTTCCGTCGGTCAGCGTGCCGATTCCGACTTCGGTATCCGCGCCGTTCCTCACGCAATAGCAGCACTGGTTCGCATTGCCGATCCGGGCGAGGAAATCCTGATAGCCGGTCGCCGCCGCGCCGGACAGCGTATAGCTGCCCGTCCCCGTTGTCGTCGTGGTGTCCTTGACGAGATCAGCCAGTTTGAAGGCCATTAGAGCCTCTCCTCGATCAGATATGACTTGGAATTCCGGCCTGGTGCGACGGCCACGCGATCGCTTGGCGTCTTCACCGTGCCGAACAGCGTGTCGCGACCGGGATTGTCGCTTTCGGCGTCGCGGCAGATCAGAATGTCGATATCGGTTCCGTTGACCCGGTCGAGATCGGCGATGAAACCGCCAATCTCGTCGTCGCCCAGCGCGCCGAATGAGACGTTCTCCACCCTCTGCTTCGGCCCGAGGTCGATATAGGTTTGGCCGCCTCGCGACTGAGCGGCCCGAGACAGAGATTTAAAGCCACTGGCCGCCCCCCACGACACGTTGATGCGGGGCCGGAAGCCCTTGCTTACGAAAAGCCTGCCGGCCTGAAAATAGGAAAGCGCCTCATCCTCGACATCGATCCGGACATACGACCCGCTGGCCGGTTCCGCGAGAACGTGAACGAGCTGCGAATATTTTGGATCGACCGAGAGAACGCCGCTGTCATAGTTGAACGTCCCGAATGCCGCATCGCCGCCGATCCTGATCCGCATGGCGGTCTGGTCCGTCGCGTTGCAGCCTATCAAGGCGACGACATCGATATCGCTTTCATCGTCGAGAGCGAGCAGGAGGCCTGCAGGCAAGCCCGTCGACCGCCATTTTTTCGAGATGTGAACCGATTGCAGGAAAGAAGCAGGCAGGCTCGGATATGCCGTATCCGCCGCGATGATGCCACGGTCGGCGAAATTGTCGTAGGCGATGAAGGATTTCATAGAAACACCGACAGAGTGCACTCATTGCCCGGCCCGTCGTCGCGGACACCCAGGACGAACATCGATTTCCCGTTTTTCAGGTTCCATCGCGGATACTGGCCAAAGACCGTTGCGCCGATATCGATCGTGAAAGGCTGCGTCTTCACGGTGAACCGCAGGAACGATCTCGGCGCGGAAAAGAGCGCAAGAAGTCTCAACGCCTCCTCTTCCGCGTCGACCCTGTAGGCGAAATGCGCGGCCTTCGGCGGAGCGTCCTGCGCGAGCAGGAAGGACACCTTGACCGCGTTGTCATGCGCTTCGCCGTATCTGTATTCCTGCGAAAGGAACACGCGGTCCGCGGCGGAAACGCCCGAGGCGAGGTCATTTGTCATGACCTTCCAGTTACGCTGGTAGCCGACCCTCTGCCGCCAGCTCGGCGGGTAATAGGATGACGGCGGGTCGATCATCTTCACGTCGAGGATTTCATCCTTCGTGAAGATCGCCTGCACCTCTCCGGCGGGCGGCAGGGATACCCGGCCGACCTGCAGGAGGCCGGTCCGCGAAAAGCTGCGATAGCCGCCTATGCCATCAAGAAGATCGTCGATGACGCGGGCTATGGAAACGTCGTCGCTGACGAAATAATTGACGGTCGCCGGTTGCAAATCGTTCAACGCATCGAAGCTGTCGAGATCGTAGTCGGCATCGTCCCAGCCCGCGCTTTCGGCAATGATGCGCTTGACGATATCAGCCGTCGTCTCGACGTAAACGTCGCCTGAATTCGAGCCGCGCACATCCGCCGTGATATCGCCCGCCGGGTTCTGCAGCAGCGTGATCGTGCCCGCCGCAAGATCAACCGTATATTGTGTGTCGGGCGTCAGGACGACGCCGCGGTCCCGGACCGCGTCGACCCCCTTCATCGGCCCGTCATGCGCCTGATAGAGCAGTGTCGCCGGATCGACGAGAGTGAGCGGGATGTTTGAGCACGGCCCCCAGCACTGCTGGATGGGCTTTCCCGTCATATCAGCCGTCCCGTCCGCCCCTCCGGTTCCCCCGTAATAGTGCCGGGCGATGGGCACCTCAAGCTCGTAACTCCAGTCGCGCAGCAAGACCTTGATGCCCGCCTCCGTCGGCGTCCATCCGCTCGCCGCTCCGTCGAAAATCGTGCCGAACGCGGCATAGGGAAAGTCCGGCCGCGGATCGCCGAGCTTCAGCGTCACCCGCCGCCCGTCTATGGCGTGGTTCTGGATGATGCTGTCGTAAAACCCGTCGCTGTTCTCAAGCTCGATGGACCCGAAGCCGATGCTCGCGGCCGCGCCGACGCTGTCGCCGTTCAATATCGAACGTTCGAAGACCAGAGGCGTCTTCAGGCGGCTCTCGAAATAGGTGTTCTCCGGCGCGTCGTCCGGCTCGGTGATGAACGGATGCGTCGCCGCATAAATGATCTGTTCGACATAAGCCGGAAGCTCTCCGCCCTCGATCGCCGCCAGCGGCAGATCGGCGAGGGGCGCGAAGCCGAGCATTATCTGAACCTGCGGATCGTGAATTCGGCGACATAAACCCGCTGCGCCGTCGGCTTCGCGATCAGCCTGAGAAAGGGCACGGGAACGGCCGTGAGATCGGGCGAGAGATGACCGTCTCCCGAAAGCGACGCCGCAAGCGGCCTGACGCGGGTAAGCGCGGCGCCGAGCGCGGCGTCTCCGAGCGAAAGGGCGGCGAGAAATCTGCGCCGCCTCACGGCGACGGTCACCGACGCCGTTCCGAGCAGTACCGCCGAACCGAGCCGCAGCGTTTGAGGATTGCGGTCCAGCCCGAAGGGCAGGTCGGCCATAGGCGCGGCGGCGAGAAGCATCAGTCGAACGCCAGGTCGAGATCGCCGATCTCGAATTCGGCCTTGTCGCCCACCTGGATGAGACGCGGAACCGAAAGCTCGCCGCTGACGAGGATATTTCCGTCGCCCAACGTCGGACTGTCTATCAGCGCGACATGGGTGATCGTTCCCCAGTCCGACGATGTGTTCGGGCCGAACACGATCGAGGCCGTATTGCTCGAAACGGAGCCGCCGGCGGAACTCGACATGTTTGACGTGATCGCCGAACGTGCATAGCCATGCGCTGCCGGAACCTCGTTCGAAAGCGAACCCGCTTCGCCCGGATCGGCCGTGAAGAGCGCGACATAGACCGTCGCGGGCATCGAGAATGCCGTCTTGCCCAGGAGATGGTTGATCAGGGCGCTTTCGGCATAATTGCTGAGTGACACTTCCGTCCTCCTAGGACCTGCGGGCCATAATGATGCCGCGTTCGCCGGCGCTATAGACCGTCTCTCTCAACTCGACGATCTCCTCGCGCATCCGTTCGTTTTCCTCCCGCAAGCGCCGCAGCTCGTCGGTGATGAGCCCCGCCGAAGCGCCGATGGCGTCGACGACGTCGGCGCTGCCCGACGACGCAACCGGCGTTCCCGGCGAATTGTCGTTCAGGCGAACGGGCAACTGGCCCGCATTCAGGCTGTCGAAAAACCCGACGCCGAACCGCGACACGCTGGCGGCATTGACCAGATATTCGCCGTTCGAGAACCATGAGAGATTGCTGTCGCTTCTCGGGCCGCCCGCCCCGCCCATCAGCCCGCCGCCCGCATGTTGCGGCACGGCCGCCAGCGCGGCGGCGATCTGCTCGAGCAGCGAGCGCGTCTGCACGCCCTCGTCCTTGAAGGTCTCGATCTGCGTCCGGAAGTTCGAATTGAGATCGTCGAGCGATGGCGCGATGCCGGCGAGAATGGCCTCCTGGGAGGTTTTCAATTCGTCGATCAGCGGGCCGATGACGTCGCCGATCTCGCCAAGAACGCTTCCGGGATCGACCGCGCCGATGGCGCCGTCGATCCGGTCGATCAACCCACCGAGGCCTGACGTGACCGCCTGATAGGCCTCCTGATACATCTGCCCCGACGCGCCATAGTCGCGCGCGATCTGCAGATAGTTCTGCGCGGCGGCCTGAAGGTCCGGGATTGCCGAACTGTCCCCGGCCGACACCCTGCCGAAGAGCGTATTGTAGCTGTCGCGGGCGGCGTCGAGTTGCTGCAACGGCGTGAGGTTGGACAGGGAGCCGCTGTTGAGGCTGTCGAGAAAGTCCTTGAGCGGCTTCGTCGTGCTGCCGAGGTTGCGCGCGAGGTCGGCGTAATTCGCGCCCGCCTGCGCGAGCATGCCGAGCGCGACCTCATTCCCCTGTTCCGCCTTCGCCGCGACATCGCGGAACAAGGATTGTGCGGCGATGAACTTGTCGTAGGTCGTCTGCCCGTCGATCGTGATGCTTTCCTGAAGCGCTTTCAGCGGATCGAGAAATTGCCCGATGAATTGCTGGACGGTCGAGGCGAAATTGACCTTGAGCCCGGCGCTCAGGGAGCGCAACTGGTTCGCCTGCGCCTTGTCGAGGTCTTCCACCGCGAGGCCCAGTGCGAGGGCCTTCGTCCGCAGGTCGGAAAATTGCTTCAGCAATTCGTCGAGTTGGTCGCTTGCCGCCGATACGTCCGGTCCCTGAGCGAGCGCCTTTACCTGCGCCACGACATCGAGATTGCCGACGACGTCGCCGCCCATGGCGAGGACGCGCGCATAGTCGGGGTCCGTCACGCCCTCGATGCGCTTGGCGAGGTTCTCGATCAGGAAATCCATCGCGGCGTCCGGATCGCTGAACCTTCCGGTCACATTCGATCCGTAGGGACCGAGCGCCGCGAAGATACCGTCCCGCGAGCCGACCTCGACTTGCGCCGGCTGGCTGAACGTGCCGCCGGTCAGCGCGAGGATCTGATCCCGCGCGGTCGCAAAGGCGTCCGCCAGCGCCTTCGCCGCATCGGTGTTCTGTTGTGAGAACTCGCTCGGATTGTACATCGGGCTGCCGATCTTGCCCGACGCGTCTATCACATATCCCGTGCCCATGTTGGACGGCTTGTTATTGCCGAACAAGCCGCCGACGGCGTTGCCCAGGAAGGAGCCTATCGCCGGGCCGAGGATCGGCACCGGAATGAACGAACCGGCGATTGCGCCGATCGTGCCGCCGATGTTCGCGCCGATGCCTCTGTCGCCGAAGATCGCATCGGCCAGAAAATTCCCGCCGAGGCTGCCGGCGATCCCGCCCAACGAGGAGAGGCTGTTCAGCGCGTTCGAAACTGACGTTCCAGAGCTGGTCAGGAGACTGGCGCCGGCGCGAGGGCCGCTCGATATGAGGTTGGACAGTCCAAGCGCCTGACCGATGCCGCTGGTCGCCAGCGATGTACCGAGCGTGCCGGAAGCGGTGAACAGAGACCCTATCGATGAAAGCGAGGAGAGAGAGGATAGCGACGATAGGGACGAAAGCCCTCCGATCGCACTGCCGGCAGCTCCCGTCGCACCGCCCGCCGCCTGCGCGATGCCGAACAGGCCGGAGTTGGCACCGACGACCTGCGTCAAGATCGGCAAGACGAACCTCTGGGTGGCGAGTTCCGCCGCGAAGTTGATCAGGAACCGCTTGCCGCCGGCCAGCGCCGCGTCCCACATATTCGACCAGAGCGACTTGCCGTTGTTCGTGGCGCCCGTCAGACCGTCGACGATGTAATCCTTCACGTCGTCGGAATAATCTTTGGCGACGCCCGCGGCCTCATCCCAGAACCTCTTCTGGTCGTTCGCCGCCTGCTGCGCGTCGAATTCCGCGAGATGCGCCATCGCATCTTCGGTCAACGAGCCGTATTCGCGTATCAGCTCATTGATTTTCGCCTGGCGATCGAGCCTGAGCTCCTCCTGATGCCTCAGCGTCGGATCGGAAATCTGGGCGATCCGCGCCTGCTCGATTGAGATATAGGTCCGCAACTTTTCGGTTGCGAGTTGCTGCACTTCCGAGGCGCGGCGCTGCTCGTCCGAGGCCGCCTTCAAGGCTTTGTAGTAAGCCGTCTCGCCCGCGACGCCCTTCGCCGTCGTCGCGATATAGGCCTGCATGTGGAGCTCGGCATCCTTGCCCGCCGCCGTGGAAATGCCATAGGCATCGGCCACGAGCTTCTGTTGCCGGGCCTGCTTGCCGAGTGCGTCGATGTTGTCGTTTACGGCCTTGATGTCCTTCTCGGCTTGCTTCGTATAAGCCGAGGATGCGCCCGTCATCTTGTCGATCTCGTCTTTCTGCGAGACCAGCGTCTCGGCCAGCGCGCGCGCCTGCTCTTCGGTGCCGGCAAACTTTCCGGCGAGGATTTCCTGCGTCTTTGCGGCAACGTCGTATTCGTGCCGCGACACGCCGAAGGCGGCGATCAGCGCTTCATTGGCAACAACTTGCTTGCCATAATCGGTGCCGAGGCCGTTCAATGCATCGCGCTGGCGGGCGATGCTGTTCGAGACTTGGTCAGATTCTCCACGAAGATCGGCAAGGCGGTCGCGCGTAGCATCGAGTTGCCCTTGCAGGTTGCTCACGACACTCTGTCCGCCAACTCCGCCGCTGATATCGATCGAACCGCGCGTCGCGTCGATTTCAGCCTGTCTCCGCGCGATGATCGCCTCCGCCGCGCGGATCTCGCTTCGCGCCAGAGCATCTGCAGCCTCAGCCTGACGCAGGCTGAAGAACGCAGCCTGCCGGGCGGTCTCGTTGCCCTTCGCCATATTGTCGTTAAGGGCCTTCGTCGCCTTGTCGAGTATATCCAACGCATCCGCCGCCGTTTCGGCGGCCTGCCCTGCGCCCCAGAGTGACGTCGCCAGCGCGCCGACGACGGCGCCCGCCGCCCCAACCACCGCGCCCCAAGGGCCGAACATCGAGACGAGCTGCGTGGCCTGTTGAATAAATGGACGCAGCACGCCCTGACCGGAAGCGACCTGAACGAAAAAGTCGCCGACCTGATAACCAGACTGTTGAACGGCGGTACCCATCGCGCGGCTCATGCCACCGAATCGTTGCATCTCCTGACCGCCATTGCGGAGAGTGACCACCTGCTGCGCGAAAGCCGTCTTGGTACGGTCTATTGCCGCCGTATATTCCTGCACACTCGGGATCGCGCCGGCGCGATAAGCAACCTTGATCTCGTTCAGTTGCGTGAGATATTGCTGCTGCGCCGCATAGAGCGGATTGTATTTCGCCCGCAACCGGTCGAGCTCTGCCCCATAGGCCGCGATATCGGCCGCGCGCGCAGCGCCACCGAAATCGTCTTTGACCCCGAGCTGCGTATTGAAAGCCGACTGAGCCGACTGCGCCCGCTGCGCGGCGTTCAGCTTTTCCTGCGCCTCCGCCGCGCCGAGGGTCTTCTTCCACAGAAGATCCATGATCTGAGCCTTCTGGACTTCGTCCGAAAGGCCTTGGGAAACCGCTCTGTTCAAATCCTGTTCGGCGCGCGACAGCCTGACGAGCGCGCCTTCGATGGGGTCCGCCTGCTGCTTCCAATAGGAAAGCCTGTCGGCCGCGCTTTTCTGGGCGGGCGCGGAAGCAACCAGCGCGCGATTGAGCTGATCGAAGCCCGTTCCCGTGCGGCCGGTGGCGGCGGTCACCTTGTCGGCGGCCGCCGCCATCTGCTCCATATTGTCGACCACGCGCGCCGAACTCGCCGTCGACTTCGAGTCGTCGATGACGACTTCCTGTACGACGGTGTTGAGTTCGACGCTCATGGCTTCCCGGCTTCCTTGTCCGCCTTCTCCGATTGAAAGGCGATGTACTCGCTGTCGATCGCATGCACGAAGCGGATCGCGCGGTCGATTTCCCGCCCGTCCGTTTCGCCCTCGACCTGCTTCATGTAGGTGATGACGGATGTGGCCGGGATGTATCCAAGGCCAAATCCGGTCGGCCGATCCGCCTGAAGCATTTCGAAAATCCGCCAGTAGCGGCTCTCGGTGACGTTCAGCGTCGGCGGGTCGGCATATCGTTCGGGGATTTCATCCCCGTCCTCGACGAAAGCGAGAACTATTCGTTCGGTGTGTTCGCGCCATCGGAACTGCCAGTGCGCGAACCCGCGGAGTTTTTTTCGACACTCCCGTCGATCTCGGCCTGAAAGTTCGACTCGTCGATGGCGATGCCGATGATCCGCGAACGGAGGCCGACGAATTCAGGCCGCGCGAGGATCGCCGACAGCGCTTTCTGGTCGCTCTCCAGAGCCAGGTCGAGGATGTATTCCTTCCCGTCGATGCTGAACGGAGCGATCTCCGAAAGAAGCCCTTGAGCCGCCCATTGCGCGTTCAACGTCTCCAGCGGAATTTTGGCCGTATTGCGGAACGCGGCATAGGGTTTCCAGAGCCGCTCGCGAACCTTGCTTGCCTGCTCGGAACCCGCCGAGCGGACGCGCACGAAAAAGCCGTCGGCGAAATCGATCCGCTTTCCGTCCTGATAGGTCGCGGGATCGACCGCGAATTCTCTCAAATCCATGTCTCAGTTCTCCTTCTGGGGATGAAACCGGCGCGGCGCTCCCCAGAGACGCCGCGCCGGCCGTCGCGCGACAAGAAAAACCCCGCGAATGCGGGGCTGGGGAAATTCAGATGTAATCAGGCCCCAAATCGATCGATCTGGATCGAGCAGCCGAGCGTCTCGCTCGGGTCCGCCGCCCAATTGAACTGCGCCATGACGGGCTGGTTCGGTCCGCCGGCGACGATCTGCGACTGGCCGAGCACGAGCTGAGGGACGGAGACGATATAGCTGTTGCCGAGATTATCGGTCACCCGGTAGGAAATCAGCATCGCGTCTTCGTTGTCGTAGGCGTCGTAGAATTCGTAATCCTCGAAATAGACCTGCATCGTCCCGCTGGCGGCGAGCGAGCCGACGCTGCCCACGCCCGCGGCCGCCTTGCTGCCCATCGCGAAAGCCATGGCCGCGCCTTCGCGCGTGAACGTCGTATTGAGCGACATGATTTTCACGGCCGAGGGAAGATCGTCGAGGATCAGGCCCTTGAAATTGCCGACAGAGTCGAGCACGCGGTTGTTCGGCGCCGCGTCGAAACCCGTGCCGACCGCTGCGGCGGCCTTCACTTCCGCCTTACAGAGCGCATCAAGCTGGCCGGAGAAAAACTGGCCGCGCGACGCGTTGATCTGCCCGCCGGAAAAGAACGTGCCCGGATAGATGAAGCCGAGATTGGGAGCGAAGCGCTTCTGGATCGAGAAGGCGTTGAAGACCTTCGCATTGCGCAGCATCGACCCGGAAATCGTGATGTCCTCTCCGGCGGCCTCGGTCGTCAGATCGCCGTCGACCCCCAGGGTCAAATTGTCGGGCTTGGTGACGACGCGGAAAAACCCGTTGTTCCCGGCATTCGACGCGCCCGCCACGCGGATATGCTGCCCGAGGACGACATTGGCGAACTTGCCCGCGGTCACGCTTTCGATGGTGTTCGTCGAGGCGTCGAAAGAGATATCGTCGCCGCTGATGGCGAGATCGGCGGCCCATGCGCCCGTCAGCGCGCCGGCAATCAGCGCATCCGTATTGCCGTAGCTGATGCCGAATTGCAGGCTGCCGCTCGCCTGCACGTCCTGCGTCGTCATCGGCGCGGATTGCCAGTCGTTGCGAAGTTCCGGCGGCCGCGAACGCGTCTTCTGTTCACTGAACGATTCCGAATTGACGCGGAATTTCTGATAGTGAACGCCGGTTGGAGACGTGCCCCAGATATCCTCGGCGGCGAAAGACAGTTCAAGATCGTTGGTATCGGTGCCTGCCAGATAAGCGGTCGTCGCCATGGCCAGTTCTCCCAAAGAAAAAGGCCCGCCAAAGGCGAGCCCGGTTGAAGTCCTAATGTTCGCCGGTCAAACCGACAGGTAGCGATATCGAATGCCGTAGGAGATACCCCACCACACGCCGGCGGCGCCCTCCGGCTCGCGGTCGCCGCTTTGACCGGCGAGCCTTTCATCGAAGCGGACGCCGGAAATCTCCTTCAGCGCGAATATCTCCCAAACTGCATCTGCAATGGCGCGGGCGATATCGTCGCCAACGCCCAGCGGAACGAAAACATCCACCATGAACGCGCCCACCTCGTCGCGCATCGGCGCGTCCGGCTCGCCGATGTCGCCACGTGTGACCTGCGAGCCCGGAAACCGGAGCTGCACCCATGGCTTCCCGTTCGGGTCGAAGTCGGTATTCTCCTCGCGGATCGCGGCAAGCCCTGCATCGAGCCCGGCGGCAAGCGCCGTCTTCACGATGCTGACCACGGTCGCGCTGCTCAAATCCGGCTCCTTTTGGGCGAAAGATCTATGTATGGATACCGGTTTTCCCGCGCTGCGGTGGCGCCCAGAAACGAGCCGTAGCCGAACTTCACGGTCACAAGTTTGCCAAACCTCGCGCGAATGATCGCCGAGGCGACTTCATAGACCCCGTCCGGCGCCTGCTTCTTGGACCAGCCTTTTTCGATCCGCCGCGCGTACGCCAGCAGGTTAACGAAAGTCACCACGTCGTCGGGGCCGATCTCGACCGGCGGCTTGCCAGCCTCCACCCCATTGACGAGAAGCAGGTGCCTATCGCGGTAGACGACGTCGTCGGCGTCAGGCCGCATGTCGACGGGCGATAGCCCGGCGATCGTCTCCCAGGCATAGTCGACCGCCGCTTCATGAACCGCGAAGAGCGCGACAACCGTACCGCCGATCTTCACGCTATCGATCGACGCACCTTCGCGCCCATCCACAATAATCTTGCGGCCGACGTCATGGCCGATGGCCGCGCGGTTCATCATCGTGATCTGAGAAACGGCTTCCTTCGCAAGCGCCGCAAGTTCCTTCCGCCTCTCCTCGCCGGTGAGACGGCTGCGCATCTGCACGCTGGCCTGACGGAAACTGAGCCGCGCCATCAACCCCTCACCTGAATGTCCCAGGCGACAGGGTTCTGGCCCTGATAGATCGCCGACGCGGAGATCACGTTGAAGGACCTGCCTTCAAACACAATCCGGTCGCCTGCCTTCGGTGCATCGAGCCCGGCCATTGCCGCCTGCATGATGACAATGCGGCGGTCGCCGGCCTGAACCCCGCCGAGAAATTCATTGGCCGCATAGGTGGCAACAGCCCCGCGCAACGCCCGGTCGCGCGAAAAAGACATGGTCACCGGATCGCCGACCGAAACCGTCGCGGCCAGCGCGGGCGATATCGGCACGGCTGAAAACTGGTTCATCACCGCCTGCACGCCGGCCCCGGTGACGGTATAGGTATGGCTTCCGACGCCGATCTTGTCGCCGGCGAAAAGCTTGCCGACAGCCAGCGGGGCATTGATCGAAATGACGTTCGCCCCCGCAAGACCTTCCGCCGAAACGACGAAGCCTGAGCCTTGCGGCGGGTTCTGCATCGATCCCGAGCCCGTGACGGAGCGATAGATCAAATCCGCGCCCCAGCTCGCCTCAAGCGACCAGAGCAGGCCTTCCGCATCCCGCTCCACGGGCTGCACGGCGTCGACGGTGAAGGTCTCGTCGCGATATGTGAGAACCGATCCCGCGACAGGCGCCGCGATATCGGCGCGGCGGACGTGAAATGAGATTCGCTCGGTCGTGACCAGCACCGGCCCGATCCTGACCGGCTGCCCGCCGCCCTGACGGATGGCTTTGCAGCTTATGGGCGTCCCGACCGCAGGCGTATAGACCGACGCCGCGCCGCGTGTGGTGAAGATCGTCCTGATATGTGGTGCAAAGTCCATAAGCAGTCCTCAAAACGCAACAGGGCGCCCGAAGGCGCCCCATCGCATCGTGGCCTCCGTCGATCAGCTCTTGGTGAGCTTGCGCAGCGAACGCGGGCGGCAGCAGATCGTGATCGGGTTGGACTGTGCCTCGACAGCCGCACGGCGGCTCGTCTGCCGCTCGGGCGGCATGAAGGCGAAAACCGGGACGCCTTTCATGTTGGTCATCCCCATGATGTCGGGCGGCCCGAACAGCATCTGGAAGAGGCCGGGAACGTCCAGGGGGAAGAGCCGGGCCTCGTCGGTCGCGATGCCGACGCTGCCGGTCTTCGTGCCGCGATAGTTCACCCACTGGATGCCGCCGTATTCGAACGATTTGAACGCCTTGTTTTCGGCGAATACGTCGCTGTCCCGGCCGGTGTCGCGGTTCTTGCGGGCGGCCTTGACCTCCTTGTTGGAGTAGACCTGGTCGAAATAGTTGTCGCCGCAAAGCGAGACGGGGATCATCGAACCCACCGGCAGGCCTTCGAGTTCGAGCGTCATATCGCGCACGAGTTGCGTGCATTCGACCTCGAACGTGCCGCCGTCGGCGGTCAGCGTGCCGAAGTTGGTGTTCTTGTCGGCAAGAGCGCTGATCCCGAAATAGTCGAACCAGTCGTAGAGAGTGTCGCCGTCCTTATCGAGGACGATGCCCTGAATGCCGCCGATACGATGATATTCATGCGTCAGCTCGATCCGCGCCCGGAGCCCGAACGGGCCGTTGAGACGATCCTCGATCAGCCCTTCGGCCGCCTGCAGTTGCGGTTGACCCGTCAGAAGCGCATCGGCGATCGCGTTCTGCACTTCATCGGCGTTCACGCCCGCCTCGATGGCGATGTGAGAAACCGTCGCCTTGCGCATATTGCGCTTGGGATGATCGATCTGCTCGGGCGGACTGCCGCGCTCGCTCGTATTGACGATCTCGAGCGTGCCGTTGCGCTCGGCAATCGCGATTTCGGTGGTCCGCACGCCGTCGACGGCAAAGAGACGCTCCCCCAGCGAGCCCAGAAACTGGGGCACATAGGGAACGTTGTTGATCTGCGTGCTCAGCGTCATTGCCGAAAAGGCGTCGCCCGCAAAGACGTTCGCCATCTCGAACTTGCCGGTGTTAATTCCGGGAGTGAGAGCCATGATTTTCTCCTAGAGATATTGGCCTGGGCGCTTGCCGCGCCGATGCGGTTGAAAGAGAACCGCCGGGGCTCCAGCCGCGGCGTTGTCGTTTTCCGGTGGCGAGCGTCAGCGGACGATGATCGTCTTGCTCGCAAGCTGCGACTTCGCAAGGGCCTTGTCGTCGCCATCGGCTCCGGTGAAGTATTCGAGGACGAGCCCGTTCACTTCCGCCTCGCGGACGATGGCGGTCGCATTGTGATCCGCATCCGTCGCATCGACATTCGCGTAGAGCACCGCATCGGCGACCTCGGAGCCGTCCGTATTCGACGGGTTCCACTGCTTGTATTTGCCGACATCGTCCGGATCGGCGATCGCGACATGGATGACGGCCGTGTCGCCGGCGACGAAGTCCGTCGCGGTATCGGCGAGCGTGAACTTCACCACATCGCTGAAGGCGACGCCGACCGTGCCGTGCCCGACGACGACGCCGTCCGGCCCCTCAACAACGAACGCGCCGGCGTCGCTTGCCGGTTCGATGATGATGACCTTGTAGTCGCCGGCCAGCACGCCGGCGCCGTAGGCAGGAGTGGCGAGAGTGATCGCGCCCTTGCCGCCGCCCACGTCGGTTTTGGTGACGGTGACGTCGCCACCGGCCGCGATCTTGCCGATCACGCTGCCGGCCTTGAGGTTTTGACCCTCGAGCAGGACGATCTCCTCGCGGCTCAGATAGCCGTTCGCTTCGGAGACAAGGAACTCGGCCGTGCGACGGCCCTCGGTGATGACAGTCGGCATGGCAAATCTCCTTTATGCCGGTTGGACGTGAGGATGGCAGACGGCTATTTCGCCACCGTCTTGCCGGCGTTCATGCGAGCGAAGATGTCGCGATGATCGAGTTTCGCGGCGGTCTTCGCAGGGGCATGCCCCTGCGTATGCGCCGGATCGGTCGACAGGTTGCCGTCCGCGCCGGCCTTGGCCTCAAAGAGCAGTTTGCGGGCGGTTTCGACGTTGACGCCGGAAGCGACGAGGCTGCCGGTCATCGATGCCAGGCCGACCGCTTTCGCGGCCTCGGCAATATCCTTCGCTTCGGCGATGCGGGCGCTCACCGTCTCCATCGTCGGTTTCGCCTTGATGAGCGAAGCCGTCAACTCGGGATAGCCGGCCGTCTGGCAGGCTTCGGCAATCGCCGACGCATCCGCAAGAACGGGCTGCGTCGGAGCGCTTGCGGTCTCGGCCGCGATCTCTTCCGCGATCTTCGCGGGCTGCTGCGTCTTCATGTCTTCGTCTCCGTCGTCGCCGGCGCCGGGGTTCGACACCGAGTTGAGCCGCGCGCCCGAGGGCGCCGTCTTTTGCTGAATAGCCATGAGGGTCTCCTCGAAGGTTGAAACCTGATCCGCCAGTCCCGCGTCGACGGCTTCATGGCCGCGATAGACGGCCGCTTCCGTCTTCATCATCTTCTGCACATCGACGCCGCGCCCCGCGGCGGTGACCTCGCACAGCCGCGTGTATTCGGCTTCGATGGATTGCATGAAGGCCTGCTTTGCCTGCTCGGTCAGGGGAGCGAAAGGCGCGCCGTCGATCTTGTGTTCTCCGGCATAGAAATACGTGACCTTTTCGCCCCATTTCTCGAGCGCCGCCGAATAATCCCAGTGCACGGCCATGACACCGATGGAGCCGGCCTTCGCGCTCTTGGCGATATGCACACGCTCCACCGATGAGGTCAGCGCATACGCCGCCGAGCAGGCGGACTGGTTGATGCTCGCCCAGAGCGGCTTGATGCCGCGCATCGAGCGGATGCTTTCCGCGAGATCGAGGCAGCCGGCGGCGAGACCTCCATGACTGTCGACCTCGAGGAGCACGGCCTTGATGTTGCCGTCGGTTACGGCGTCCTCGATCATGTCCGCGATCGAGAGATAGTTCGGCAGCGCGCTCCGGTAATACGACCAGGACGGGCGATGAACGAGCGTGCCGATGATCGGAATGATCGCGACGCCGTTCACCACCGGATAACATCGCGAATTGTCGATCTGCTCGCCGTCCGTCCAGTCCATCCGCTCCGGTAGTGCCGCCATCGAGGCGATGAACGAAAGGCCGAATGGCTTTTCCATGAGGATCGGCGCGCAGGAAAGCTGGCTCAGGAGTTCGGTCCGGTTCATGCGTTCTCTTCCTGCGGTTGCGGCGCCGCCGCCGCTTTCGGCTTGCGCTCAAGTCCGTGTTTCTTCTCGCGCGCCATGTCGTCGGCGCGTTGCTGGTCGATCACCTCGACATCGTCGCCGCGCTCGGCAACCGTCGCCTGGCGGGAGGTCAGGCCGCCGTCGATCTCCGCGAGCTGCGCCTCCACATCCTGCTTTGCGTTGAGATATTCCCAGCGCTGAGGACGCCAATCGATACGGCGAAGATCTGCATCGGAAACGCTCTTGGGGACGCGCAGCGCGCCGGAAGCGATCGCGTAATCGATGAACCGCAGCGCAATCGGCTGGTTGAACTGGAAGCACACCAGATTGAACTGCCACTGCTGCACCTGACGTTTCCAGGTGTTGAACTGGGCGCGGAAGGTTCGGTCGTTCGAATTCTTCCAGTCGCCCGTCACCTCCTCGTAGAGCGCACCGATGGTGGCGGCGACCGACTGGTAGTTGCGCGTGAGAAACGGATCGAAGTTCCCGCCGACATCGGCCGGCGTGTTGAACTCGATATCCTCGTTGACATCGAGATATTGAATGGTGCCGGGTTCCATCGCGACGGCGGGCAACTCGCCGCCGACATTTTGAAGCACCTCGCCCCAGGCATTGGCGAGGTCTTCCGGGCTCATGTCCTCGCTCGCGGCCCGCTTGACGAAGCCGACGATGCTCGCAACCATCTGCTTCCGGAGAAGCTCGGCGTCCACATACTGGTGAACCTGATGCAACGTCGTGATCGCGGCGGCGAGCCAGGGCACGCCGCGCAATTGGCCGATGCGCGTCACGTTGTAGAGGTGGCACATCTCGCTCGCGAGAACGCGACGGGGCATCAGGTCGAAACTTCTCACGCTCATCATGTAGTCGGCGGGATGCTGCGCGTAGACCCAATAGGCGACGCGCCTGCCGAAACCGTCCCGTTCGACGCCCTGAGCGACGGAGTTCGAACCGAAGGGCAACATGTAATCGAGCGGCACCTGCTCCGTCGGGAGCAACTGAATCTGCAGCGGCACCGGCAACCCGTCCGACAGGCGGCGGGGCCGCAAGCGGGCGAAGGTCTCGCCGCCTTCCGCGAGCTCGCTCACCGCAAGCGACTGGAGCCCGTAGAAATCGAGCGTTCCATCAGCGTCGGCCTTCAGCGTCCAGTCCGCCCAAAGTTGCGTGAGCGCCTCGCGGGTCGCCTTGTGCGAACACAGGAAGCGCGGCTTGATGCCCGTGCCGACGGTATGGATCGGCACGAGATCGAGCGCGCGCCGGGCATGCGGCACGTTGCGGCGCATGTCGCGCGAGCGGCGGACAAGTTCAGGCCCGCTGATCTGCACGACGCTGTTCGGACCGCTGCTCGTCGGCCGGAAGCCCGCCATCCGCCGGCCGGTCGAGGCGCCGTTGAACGGCCCGCTCGGCGGCTGGCCGGGACTGAAGGCGTCCATGGCGGCGTTCCACGCGCCGCGTGCGCGCGAAAGCAGCGACGGCCGCGAAGCCGACGGTGGACGACGGTCGGACATTTTCAATATCCCGAACGAACGGAGCCGCGAAACGCACGAACCGGCTTCGCGCCGGAGACTTCGGTCTTCATCTCCTTCAGGATGCTGCGCATCTCGGCAAGGGTCCGATACTCAACCTGAGACCCGTCGGAATAGGTGACGGCGCGCGCGCCGGTATCGATCGCCGCCTGCAGGGCGTCGATATCGTCTTGTGTGCGGGCCATTTGCTACAATCTCATATTCATTATCGTCAGGCGAAAACGCGTTGCGGCGTCACCGGCCGTTCGCCAGCGATGAGCACCCGGCTATCGGTATCGTGTGTCCCCAGCCACGCCGGAAGCCCTTCAAGGGCCGCATCGCGCGCCGTGAGAAGCAGGTTGACGTGATAGCCGTCGCGCATGACGGCGGGCGTCACCTCTTCTCCCTCTTCATCGATCACGGCTGGCGTGACGATGATCGGGACGCCAGCATCGACGCGGGAGGTATCCCAGGTCGCGCCCTCGTCGCCCTCCCAGCGGAATTGAGCGAGCGCGGCAATCGCCTCTGCTTCGCTGCCAAATCGAAAATATGCTGTGACGCGGCTCATGCTGCGAGCCCCTGAAGCTGCGCATCTGCCAGCGCCGAACGCCAAAGCGTCATCCGCGAAATGTAAGTCGAGCCGCCGACTATGCCGGTCGCGCTCGCGCCGATGCGAAGCCCCGTAACGGTCGGCATCGCCCCTGCCACATCGGCGGCGCTCAGCGTTCCGTTAAGAACGCCGCGCATGTCGTTGTCCATCGCGCGGATCGCGGCGACGTTCTTTCCGTTCTCTACGACGACGCCATAATTGTCGCTGCCGACGACGGCGGCACCAGTCCAAACTTGATAGTTCGCCTGAGAGGCCGTGCCGTTACGGCTCAAGATAATCCGATTGTTCACCGTGCCATCCGAAAGTGCACCCCACGCGGCATCCGACATGACCGCGATAGGAACAAACCTGACCGCCAATGAGCCCTGCCTATTCCACTCCGAGCCGAGCGTTCGGATGATGCTGGGTGCCGCACGCGTGACACTGGCGGCCGTTGTCGGAATGTACGAAGTGGGAGAGGAGCCCACCTCGACCTGGACGCCCCATAGATAAATTCCAGAAACGCCGTCGCCAGTGAACGAGATGGAGTTATCGGCGTCGCAATGAGCAATGTAAATTACACGTGCGCCCGCAGCGGTAGAAATGCTTGTGAAGATCATCCAGCAATAATACCAGCCGTCCGCTAATGCGATCATGCCCGACGCGAGAACGCCCGCTGCCTTTGTGCCCGCGGCACCGGTGGCAAGGTTAAACCAAGCCCTCACGTTGCTGGCGAAAGTACTTTGCGCAGCCGTCGTCAGCCAAGTCCGCGTATCTCTCTTCGCAAAGACACCATAAGCGTAAGTTGTGCTATTCAGCGCGACGACACTTCCAACGCTTAGCTGCGGAATTAGTGCGGCTCCAGACGCTTCGATAGTGCGCGTAGCTGTCATCGTGCCGTCAGGCGCAAGCCCGGCGTTGGCCGCTATGGTGACGTTCGTCTTAGCCCATGCCGCACCGAAGTTTTGCGACGGAAAGCAGAGGTTCGTCCGCGCCTCTTCGATCAATTGGCCTTGGCATTTGCCCGCTGGCATGTAGAAGCAATCGAGCGAGTTGGCCGGGATCGGATAGAGCTTGCCGTCACTGCCCGTCGCAATATGCGCGGGCGTGGAGAATGTCGAGAAGAGCGATTTTATCGCGGCTTCGTCGTAGTAGGCCGCACCGTTCAAGAGCGCGCGGCGATCAGCGAGATCGATTTGAAAGGATGGGCCGTAGGGCAGGAGCCAGCCGAGCGCACCCGCCCCTCTCAGCGCCGCCCCGAGTGGACCCACGAGAACCGACATCAGAACCAGATCACGCCGATGCGCAGCATGAGACCCGCGGCGGAATAGGTCGGCGTGCCGCCGCGCGTGATCGCGCCGATATATATCGACCGCGACGCCGCGCCGGCCTCCACCATAATACCGATGTTCGTTTTCGTGGCGATCCTGCATCCGCCGAGATCGACATAGTCGCTCGCTTCGATGCGCGTCACGCGCTGAACGCCTTCGGCGTCCGCGTCGGAGATCGACGGTGCGCCATTCTCCGCGCCGAGGCTCTTGTTGCTCGCTGTCGTCAGGATGTCGAAAGCGACGCCCTGATCGTCCTTGTCGAGCACGGTGATGGACTGGATGAGAGCACGCCCGCCGTTGACGCGGACGAAATTCGCAACTTCCTGAAAGTCGGCGAGAACGTCGCCATCCGCATAAGCATTCGTGTCGAGCGTCAGCGTGACCGGGATCACGTCGCCGGGCGTAGTCGTCGCGTCGTATTCGTTGCCGTCCTTGTCGACAAGCAATGCGGCTGCGCCCGGATTTGTCATCTGCCGATCCTGTTCAAATAATTCGACTTGCCGACCTTGCGCTTGCGCGTCGCCGGCTTCGGTCCGGGCCGCGACGGCGGAGACGGGTCCGGATTTTCATCCTTGTTCGCCGCGATGCGCTGGCCTTCCGGCGTATCGGCGCGAACGACCTGGGTTTCGCGCGCCGCCCCGATCTTGTCAGCCTCGCGATCGATGTCGAACTTGTGCTGCACGATCAACCCCCACAAAGCCGCATAGGCGTAGACCCGGCAATCGAGCGCTTCATGCGCCTGATCCCTCTTGGCCTCCCAGACGCGATAGGTCTTGCCGGCACGCTTCTTGACGACGAGGCGCTCGCCCGTGAGCTGCGCGAAATATCCAGCGTCGCGATCCGCCGGGAAATGCATATAGCCCTTTCCCGGCGCCTCGATTTGCAGGCATGACGAAATCCGGTCCTTCGCGGCATTCGTGCCGATGATGAACGGCTTGTAGTCCTTCGACCGCCGCCGCGTCGCGCGGCCCGACGGCCAGACGGGCGAGCGATTGCCCGAGGTTTCGCTATCGCCCTTGATCGCCCACACCTTGCGCGCTCGGTGTGCGCGGCAGAAGGTATAGACGGCCTGCGTTCTGTGACCGCCGGAATCGACGGTCGTCGCCGCGACGGCGAAAGCCCGCCCATCGGCGCGATGGAAATTCGACTGCAGAATGGCATCGAGGCGATCCCACACCTCTTGCTGGTCGGGATCGCCCTCGAGGACGCCATAAGCGAGCGACCATGACTCTTCGCCGCGGCCCCATCCGACAATCTCGAATTCGAGACGATCATCCTGCGTATCGACGCCACACGTTATGACGGCGACGCCGTCCGGCACCTGGGCGGGCCAGACTTCGCGGCGTTCAAGAAGCGCGGACTGCTTGACTTCGCGGCCGACGCGCGGCCGATACGGGAGGCCGAGCTGCGTGTTCCACCAAACCTGCAGCGCGTCTTCATCGCCCTGCGCGTCGAGCCACTTCTTGGCGATATCGCGCGGCTGATCTTTCGTCCACGGGCTCAGCAGCTTTCCCGCCTGAAACCCCGCATGCTCGTTATCGACGCCCCAGCCCCCGCACTTCGGACACTTCGCCCTATAGACAGCCCAGCGAGGGCCCTCCCACCAATCCCAGACCTGCGTCACGGGATCGGCGGCCCCACCGGACAGCGCGCCACGCCACGCCTTCTCATAGGCGTCGAGCGGCGAATGCGTCAGGCCGCAGCACTTGAACGGCCGCGTCTGATGCCACCTGATCGTCCGCAATGCGCGAAGTCGCGCGCCTTCGGACCAGCCGGTCGCGCAGGCTTCGCAATAGAGGCTCGCTGTCTTCGCCTGGTGCCGGCCGTCTTCGTCCTTCGACCATTCGACATGGCGAAAGAAATCGAGAAATTGTCGATGGCCGCAATGCGGACACTCCACCGATGCGCGACGCTGATCCGATTCCGCATAGCTCTTCGCGATGCGGCTCTCATCTTCCACCGTCGGCGAGCAGACGCGAATGGAAAGCCAATTGACGAACGAAGCCGTGCGTTCATCGCCGAGTGCGATCGGGTCGCCTTCGCGCGTTACCGGGTATTTGTCGATTTCGTCGTAGAGAACGATCCGCACCGGCCGGCGCGCGAGATTGTCCGCGCTGCCCGCGCCGACGAGGGCCAGAAACCCGCCCGGAAACTGATGAAAGGTCAGCGTATTCTCCGGCTCGACACCGGCATTCTCTTCCTTCTCGCGCTCCGCCCGCGTCGCGCGGCGGCGCTTCCGGTTGGGCGCGATCAGATCCCGCAGAACCGGCGTCGTCTTGATGAGCGGGATGATCCGCTCCTTCGAAAACTGCTCCGCCGCATCGTCTTTCGGCTGCACCAGAAGGATGGGCGCCGGATCGAGATGAGCGAAGAAGCCGAAGACGTTCTCGATGAACGCCGTTTTCAACAACTGCGTGCAGGCCATCACCGTGACGACATGAACGCCGGGCTCGGTCACGGCGAGCATCGGGCCGCGTGCAGCCTCTACGGTCGAAGTATCCCAGTCGCCTCCCCGGCTGCCGCTCTGCTTCGCGAGCTTGCGGTTTTTGTCCGCCCAGTCCGGAACGCTGATCCGCGGCGGAGGCATCCACCCCCGGCGAAACGCGAGTTCCAGGCGCTCAAGCTTCTCCTCCAGGCTTGGCACCCGGATCGCCAAGCTTTTCGAGTTGAGACTGAACATATTTCGTCAGAACCTCGACCACCACATCGGCCTCCAGGCCGAGGTCGGCGGCGATCAGCGGACCGACCTTCGTCGGCCAGTCCATCCAGGCGTCGCGCGCCTTGCGCGACGTTTCGAAGAAGAGAGTTTCGACCTTCTCGGTCTCGACCAGCATTCCCGCACGTTCCCGCATGTCGAGAATGTGCTTGAGAGCGAGGTTGTTTTCTTTGATCCGCTCGGCTTCGGAAGCCTTGAGGTTTCGTCCGGCGAGAATGTCTTCGATCAGGTCGTCGGTATCGTGGACGAACAGATCGAGCTCGGGCGGCTCGCCATCATCGGCGTAGCCATCGCTCGGTCGGCTGATCCTGACCGGGCGCGGAGGAGACGCAGGTCGAGGTTTCGCGGGCGTGGATTTGTTACCCTGTTTCGAGGTAACACCCTCGCGGAAGCGGCCTAGACGATGCTCTTTGAGCAGCGCGTCCGTCGCTTCCAGATCGACCTTACCCTCTGAAAGAATTAGGTAATCCCCGTCCTTCCATTTCGTTACCGTCTTTCGCGAAACGCCGTGCAGCTTCGCGTATTCGGCCTGGGTAACAAGCGTCAATGTGTTACCTCAGGCCGACTGTTACCCTGATCTGGAACCCCAAGGCTGGCGTTTCATCGCGGCAAGCGCGCCCTCCCGCGGGGGTCACCCCCTCAGGGGCCCCTCGCCCTAGGCGAGACCGCGCGGCGCGAGCCCATACAGGCTCGGCCATGTGCAAAGAGCCTCGGTCGAAACCCTCTGTACGCGTATCACTTCGCGCGCGCCAGCGGGCTCGTATGGGGCTGTGCCGCATCGATCACTTCTTGCCATAGTTAGAACCCGGCATTGACCGCTGACTACCGTCGACGGCGCGATCGATCTTGTTCTCGATCCGCGCGACGGCGCCATTGATAAAACCGAGTTGAGCCTCAACGGATGCCATGCGCTCGCCAAGGTTCGATTTAGCCTCGTTGGTCGCCTCGAGCGAATTGACCCGCGCCTCCATCGAGGCGCTGAAGCTCGCCGCCCACCACACCGCACCAAGCGTCTGGATGATGAGCGACAAGATGATGGCGATAGGCACGCGACGGTCCAAGGTCCAATGCGGACGATCTGCCGGACCTTCTTCCATCGGGTAAGCCATGTGACTTCATCGCCTCAAAAGTTCAGGGCTATTGGCATAGGGGGCGAGATAAGCGCGGCGAGCTCGCGGTGACGCTCCCTGTGATGGATAGGGCATAGCCACATTACAGCACTGGCATGCTGATAACTGTCGTGATGGGCATGGACAAGATCAGTCGCCCCACATCGCTCACAAGGTCTCTTGTCTATACCCCTTATCGAGACCCGGTATTCAACGATCTTGTGAGCAAGATACTTGTCGCGATTGGCTACATTGTAGCGGCGATTGATCTCATTCTTCTGCTTCCGGTTGGCTGCCCAATGCTCGCGTTGCCGACGGGCGTCGCAGGGAAAACACTTCCATCTGATCTTTCCCGGCCGATCCCGCCGTGGCGTCGCAATTTGCCTACCGCCACATTTCTTACAGTGCATAGGCCACCACAAAGAAAAACCCCGGCCGTTAGGCCGGGGTCAGTTTGGGAGGAACGCTGCTTCAGGGAGTTCAACTCAATCCGCCGCAGCGGAAAGACGACATGAAGTCGGCTTGCCGGCGAGGCGGGCTGAAACGAAATCGCCCGGCTCGACGATGTGGCGTCGGCCGGGCGGAGATTCGCTAGAGTAGTAATTTTCTACCTCAAAACTGTGCCAAGTGTGCCATGTGATTTTCATCTTTCCCCAACTTTCTCACACTGGACGAGACAGCCGCTCGGCGATCACCCTTAACTGGAACTCCCAGCGCCGCCACACTGTGCGCTGCGAGCATCTGCATTCCTTCGCCACGATCCGTGCCGAGAGCTTGTCGCTCGCCAGCAACCAGAGGATTTTCCAATCTCTCGCCCGCTCGTTTCCCGCAAGGTGTTTATGCCAGCCGACGATGATATCCGCCCTGCCGATGGCGGCCCGATCCGGCGGCCCCTTGCGCAGGCGGATGGCCTCCACCTGATCCTGACCCGACCTTACGCGCTCCAGTTCCACTTCGAACTGCTCCTGCGCCTGCTTCTTGTCGTCATTGTCGTAAGCGATATCGGGCCATGCGACGCGGCTGCCCGACCTGATCCACCCCTGCTCGCGATCGGGAAGGCGGGCGAAGGTATCGGCCGCTTCGCGGAACAGCCGCCACAGAACGGCCGGCATCGGGGGATCGACATCTCCATCCTCTTCGCAAAGCGCGCGCCCAGCCGAAAGCACCGCTCTAATCTTGTCGTCTTCCGACAGGAGCCGCCCGCCCGATTTCGGGAATGCCGACGCGCTATTTGCGGCCATGTTGAATTTTCCTCTTGCCGTAAGCCTTTTCCATCTCCGCCTCGACCGCGCGTCGCGCATCTACAGGAAGCCGATCCATCTGGTAAGGCATGATCAGCGCACCGCCGCTCTGCCACAGCGTCCGCGCATGCTTGCTGACGAGGTTGGGATCGGCGCCATTCGGGCCGACAAATGCGCCGAGCTGGGAGCGGAGATCGCGGCTCATGCCTGAATTTCCTCTGACTTCGGCGCCATCCAGCCGCGCGACTTCAACCACGGCCACGCCCGCCGCGCATCCGAAAGAGCCTTCTCTTTCAGGAAGGCAAGATCGGAGCGTTTGAGGACTTGCGTTCCAACGCGGGCTCTCAGGATGGCCGTCGCGAGATCGCTGATTTCCGGTTCTTCCGGTTCAACCACCGCCACGACATCCGCCGACCGGTCGTTCTTGTCGTTTTCCGCAAGCCCACCCGCCGCAAGCGCCCGCCGCCATCCCTCAATTTGAACCTTGCGCCTCGCCCGATCGTCCTCGGTGAGGTTCTGTGGCACCTCCCGCTCCACCCTTTCATAGTCGCGGAGACCGCGCAGCTTGCTAACGACCATCAGGCGACTGTTCAATGCGGCCGCCGCGGCTTCCCGGATTTCCGCCGGCATTGGAAAAAACTTGATCTTCGCCACGCAGTGGAGGCATGCATCCCACAAAATGTCGGGTGGCAGATCGCTCAACGTCTTGTGATAAACGTCGAAGCGGGCCTTCTGCATATTCTCATCGGCCTGCCGGGGCGGATAGACCGAGAGCAGTGCCAGAAGGCATGCGCGCCGCTGCGGCGTCGTCGCCGGCCTGAGCGATTTCTCAGCCGCATCTATCGCCGCGGCGATGCCCATTAATTCTTCCGCCGAATGCCCGTGAGCAAGAACGACCTTGCGGGCACCGTGATCGAACTCGGCTTCAAAAATCACCCGAAGCAGCAAGTCCGGCAACTGCGGTTGTATATCGATGATCTCCTGCGGCTTTTGCACCTGAAGCTCGTTCATCGGCGTTCCCTTTCGGCATGGGTCTGGTGCGGCGCGCCATCGCATCGGCGATAGGTCCGTCGAAATAGTTCCACGAGCGGATCGTGTATGGCCGCCCCTTGGTTGCGTGAAGTTTGATCGTCGGGATGATGTCGAGGTTCCAATCCGCACCCTGCTGAAGCCAATAGAGCGGTCGCGCCATGACCTGCAGGTCGGGGGAAGCCGGCAAATTCAATGAGTTGCCTGCGGCGGCGAAGAGTTCAGCCTGCATCGATTCGGTGATGCAATCGCGCGCGCGCGTATCAGCAGCATCCTCTATTGGTGTCTGGTGTTTGGTGTCTGGTGTTTGGAGAGCTTTTGTCTGGGTTTCTATTTCGGAACCCGGCGAAAACCCAGTGGGTTTATTCTGTGTTTCTATTTCTGAACCCAGAGAAAACCCACTGGGTTTATTCTGGGTTTCTTCCGGTTTCTTTTTAGGCCGCCCGCCGCGCTTTCCGTTATCCTTCGCTGCGCCGATGCGGGTTCGCGCCTTTGCTATTTCCTCCTCAGCACGACGGTTGATCCACAGGCCGTCAACCAGCGTGAAGAATTCCTTCAGTACGGTGTCGACAGCCTGTCGCTCTTCGCGCGTGCGCGCCCGCGCGAAACGGTGAGCCTGATCGTCCGGAATTCCCTGCTCTGTGCCGTAATAGCGATCGAGAAGAAGGCGGTAGGCTCCATGCTCCAGAATGGACAGGTGCGCGGTGTCCTTCGCGTAGTCGCCCAGATGATGCTCGTAGTAATTCATCAGGTTACCCGTCGCAACACGCCGGCCATGATGCGTTCCATCTCCCGCGCCATGATAGGATCGGAATCTATTTCCTTCGCGATGACCTGCGTCGCGTAGACCACCGTTGTGTGGTCGCGTTCGAATTCGCGCCCCAACTGCGTTGTGCTCTTGCCGCTATTCTCGCGGGCCAGATACATCGCGATCTGCCTGGGCCGCGAAATACGCCGCTCGCGGCGCTGGCTCAAAATATCCCCGACCGTCAGTCCGAAATGATCCGCCACCGCGCGAATGATTTCGGAGACCATCGGCCGGCGTGTCGGAATATGCTGGTCTCCTCGCATGGCCGTAATCATCGCGCCCACCTCGGAAGGTCGATCTCGAGCGCCTGTGGGTCATTGGCGGCAATACGCCATTTGCAGCGCGTGGCGGGTTGCGTCGTTTTCGGCAAGCCGGGCGGTAGCGCGGAGCGCAGATAGAACGGTGCCTCCCCGTTCGGATAGTCGTTCCGGTGTTCGACCTGAAGCGACCTCGCGAACCGCGTCGACCGTTTGACCCTGATCTTGCCCTTGTCGTCTCCGTAGCCGACGAAGACGCCAAGTTTCACTCCCTCCGCCCATCCCAGCCGCTTGAGAATGCCCTGGCGCATGCGGATGCAGAGGTTCGGCCCCTGCTTCGACACGTGGATGGAAAGAGAGAGGAAGTCGGGATCGGTCGCCCGCTTGTCACGCAACAATTCAAAGCTCATGCGACCTCCACCAGGTCGAAGAGCGACGGCGTTCCCATCTCGCGGGCGGCAGCCTCGACATAAGCGACACCGTCGAGGAAATAGCCGGGATTGAGTTCGATCCCGATGCCCTTGCGTCCCATTTTCACCGCCCGGAAAGGCACGGTCATCAGGCCGCCGAAGGGATCGAAGACCGTCTCGCCAGGCATCGTGTATTGCGCGATCGCGCGGTCGACGATGTCAAACTGAAGCGGGCAATTTTTGACGATGCATCCCTCGGCCGTGAAGCTCTCGTCCTCTTCAACGCGGAGACACCATGTCTCCACATCGCCCACCGCATCGGCGCTTCTCACTTTCTTCCAGGCGCCATCGGCGGCGATGAACGGCAACCCCTTGGACCGCTTTGCGGATGGAATGTCGAACGACAACACCCATTCCTGCTTCGTCACAACATGGCGGCCTTCGATCATGGTCGCGCCTTCCGATCTGCCTGCGTAGACGCTTGCCACCGCGCCGTAGACCCGTTGGGCCAGCAGCGATATGCCGAGAAGCAAGGCACGTGAGACGCTGGAGGCCGACCAGCGCATCCGTGTCCGGTTGTAGTGTCCGTCACCAGATAGATATCCTGCGAGAAGGCTGCTCGCTTGAGCTGTCGGAAGGGAGAGAAGTTCGCCGGGCAAGTTCTTGTTAGCCGCGCCCCGTCCGCATCGTCCGAGCACAGTCCGAACGGCTTTCGAGAGGCCTTTGAGCCGAATCTGAATGGCCGTTCCGCGATGCCGAGTTCCGGCGTGTCTACCGGACATTCTCTCGAATTCATCGAGCTTCTCCGGGCCGATGCTTACCCAATAATCGCCTCGCGTTCCTACATGACCATCAGCGATCCAGCGACCGATCAGCCAGCACTCGGTTTCAGTCAAGGAAGACGGCTGCACCGGCGGTAGCTTTTGGTTGATGTAACTGCCGACCGTCTCATCCGCTCGCACCCAAACGGGGTCACGCTTCATCGCATCCTGCCGCGAGTGGTTTTGGGCCGAAGGGATATCCCGGACCTTTCGTGTCCACAGTTTGTGATCGGGTGTAAGCAGGAGGGCCGCGACACCCTGGGCATGAAGGCCCACAACCGGTTTCGTTCCGGTCTTCCTCACCACCGTCACGCGCCGCCAGCGTCCCTTGTGGGTGAGCACGAAGTCGCCAGACTTCACTTCCTCAATCGGGCGGTACCCATCCAGCGTGAGCACCAACGACCCGCGCGCCAGGCAGAGATGCATCTCCTTCCCCTTCGCGTGCTGCGCGCCGTTGAGTGTCAGCATGCGCGTAACATCGGTCCAGACGTCCGGGTGCCAGCTTTGTGGCGGCAAGAGCATGAAGGTCGGTGGTAGGCTTCCATGGGCCTCCAGCGCCTCACCGATCATGATGTGGTGCTCAAAGTCGTAGACGCTGGCATGGGAGAAGGCGCGGAAGACCTTATAGACCTCATCCGCTGGCAGCCCGGTCAGCTCCTCCGCCTTCAGCAGCCGGTTGCCGTCTGAGCGCGAGAAGCCATGCGCGTCGATCTGCCAACGAGCGCGGCTATAACCGCCCTCGTTGACCCAATGGTCGCTCTTCCACTCCTTCTTATCCTTCACCACCGGCACGTCCGCATAGCCGTTGCTGCGATCGGTCGGTGGCTTTCGGAAGAGCAGGAGATATTCGGGAAGCCCCGCACCCATGCGGCTCCCGTCCTTGCACTGTTCCGTCCATCCCAGCCGATAGGTCTGGTTGTTCTCGCGCACAACGTCGGTAACGATCGTCTTCCGCGCGAGAAAGGCGAAGCCGTGGCGGCGGAAATGCGCAACGCAATCGTCGCTGAAGGGCGAGACCGTCTGGAAGCCGAGGCCGTTGATCCCGCCCGGCGTGATCCGGTCCTTGACGTGAACGGCCGCGATGCGCCCCGGCTGCAGCACGCGCAACAATTCCGGCGTCAGGAAATCCATCTGTCGCCAGAAATGCCCGTCATCGTCGGTGTGACCGAAATCGTTGAAGCTCGGGGTATACTCATACTGCGTCGAGAAAGGGATCGAGGTCACGATAAGATCGACGCTATCGGCTTCCATCCTTCGCGTCTCCTCAACGCAGTCATTGTTGACCAGCCGGTACTTTTCCGCCGCGACCTCAATGCGCTCGACGCCGAAGCTGCGGGCGAGCGTGTCGGCCATCGCCGCCTCCGAGAGGCCATATTTTTTGACGATCTCGGTCATGATTTTCCTCTGGTCATTGTGACGCTTCCATTTCTCTTCGATACTGAGCCGGATCGGCCGCTCGGCCTCGGTGTAGATCAGGTCGACCCGGCAGGCATGCGGCTGGCCGAAGCGCTGCACGCGATGGATGGCCTGTATCATGTCGTTGAACTTGAACCCGATGCCGAGGAATATTTCCCACCAGCAATGCCGCTGGAAGTTGCAACCAGAGCCGGCGATGCGCGGCTTGGTGGCGAGCTCCGCGAAGATTCCGTCGGAGAATTCGATGATCGCCTTTTCTTTGTCTTCGATGTTCTGGGCGCCGTAGACGCTGACGACAGAAGGAATCGCCTGCTCGATCGCGCGGCGTTCATCCTCGAGGTCATGCCAGATGATCCTGTGCGCGCCGGGATCTTCGGTCCGCAACGCCATGAGCTTATCGAGACGGGCATCAAGGCTCTCGCGCTTTTCACGCGCCGCGCTCTGCACGCCGATCGCGGCATTCCGCATGAGAAGGCCTTGACCGCTCTTCTCGTATCCTGCGGTTGAGTGATCGGATGGGATTTCGTGCCAGCGGACATCGATGTCGGGAAGGACATATCCGTCATCGGAGAAGCCGAGATCGGAGGGTTTTTCGATAAACAGCGCCCAACTCGCGACCCATAGCCAGAACTCGCGTTCCTTGTGCGGATGGAGGACAAGCTTGTCCGCCTTTTCAGAATTGCGCTTGAAGAAGCGGGTCTTTGCCTCCCCGACATCCATCACCTCGAGGAATGCCGCATAGGCCAGCAACTCGATATAATCGTTCGGGCTCGGCGTCGCCGTGGCGACGAACTTGAATTTCAACCCGTCGAACAGGCGCATGAATTCGCGGAAGGTCTTCGAACCGCCGAAGCCGCGCAAGACCGAGGCTTCATCAAGCGAGGCGGCGACGAAGAGCTTCGGGTCCAGCTTGCCGTCGCGCACCGTCTCATAATTCGTGAGGTGGATGGTGTAGCCATGCTCGCCCTGCGCCACTTCCATCTCGGCCGCGCTGCGGATGAATTTGAGCCGCACCGCATATTCGCCGTTGAAGTAAAGTCCTGCGTCGCGTGGGAACTCCTGTTTAACGCCCAACGGAAGCACCACCAGCGTCGGGCCGCCGAGATGCCGTCCGGCCAGCCGCATCATTTCGATCTGCATGCTGGTCTTGTGCAGACCGAACGCCGCGAAGATTGCACGCCGCCCACCGCGAAGCGCCCAGCGCACCGCCGATTGAACGTGAAGCTTCAGTTGCGGGTTGATCGCCGCCGGCGCGACATCGAAACCATCCTTTGTCGCCAGCCGGATTTTCTGCTCGAGGAACTCGCGATAGGTGTCGGGCTTCATATCTTCACCAGTGGGTCGAGTTTGATGCTCTCCGCCAGCGCGGCAGGGCGAGATGAATTTACGATGTCGAGCATGGCCTCAGCGTCACCGCTACGCGTATGAAGTGCTTGCGCGAGAGCGATGGGATCTATGTTCAGCGCATGCCACCACTCGCGTTCATTGGTTGTGTGCTGGCTGTCTTTCGCCTGGCGGTGATGACCAACGCAAAGCGGCACAGTCCAGCGGTCGGACGGTTTCTCGCCCATCCCCGCCGGTTGCTTTCCTATTTCAGGAACGCCATAGCGAATATGAGCGGCCTCCACCGGCCACCGGGCGCAGACGATACATGGCAGCCTGGAAATACATTCGAGGTGCGCGCGATCCCGCTCGCGCGGGTTCCGCCACGCCTCAAAGGTTTCCCGATGAGGCGTGGCGACCAGTGCGGTCGAGTTCAAAAGTGACGCCACACGGCTTGCCATGGCTATTCGGCAGCGTCCGCGGAGCCTTCGGCCTTCACATCGGCGCCACCAGCGCCTGCGTCCAGCTGATCGGCGTTCGCCGCTTCGGCGACCGGAGGAACATGCTTGCCGAAAGCGATGACGCCCTGCCGAATCTCGGCGCGGATTTCATCCTCGCCTTCATGCGGCAGGCGCCAAAGCACGAGACCGGCGAAGATGCGAAGTCGGGCGGAAATCCACTTCGCGACGATAGCGAAGCCCGCCTCGATGCCCTCGCCGACCTCGATGCCCTCGCCGACCTCGATGCCCCAGCCGACCTCGATGCCCCAGCCGACCTTGATGCCCTTGCCGACCTCGATGCCCTCGCCGACCTCGATGCCCCAGCCGACCTCGATGCCCTCGCCGACCTCGATGCCCCAGCCGACCTTGATGCCCCAGCCGACCTTGATGCCCTTGCCGACCTTGATGCCCCAGCCGACCTCGATGCCCTCGCCGACCTCGATGCCCTCGCCGACCTCGATGCCCTCGCCGACCTCGATGCCCTCGCCGACCTCGATGCCCTCGCCGACCTCGATGCCCTCGCCGACCTCGATGCCCTCGCCGACCTTGATGCCCTTGCCGACCTTGATGCCCTCGCCGACCTCGATGCCCTTGCCGACCTCGATGCCCTCGCCGACCTCGATGCCCTCGCCGACCTCGATGCCCCAGCCGACCTTGATGCCCCAGCCGACCTTGATGCCCTTGCCGACCTTGATGCCCTCGCCGACCTCGATGCCCTCGCCGACCTCGATGCCCTCGCCGACCTCGATGCCCTCGCCGACCTCGATGCCCCAGCCGACCTTGATGCCCTCGCCGACCTCGATGCCCCAGCCGACCTTGATGCCCTTGCCGACCTCGATGCCCCAGCCGACCTTGATGCCCCAGCCGACCTCGATGCCCTTGCCGACCTTGATGCCCTCGCCGACCTCGATGCCCTTGCCGACCTTGATGCCCTCGCCGACCTCGATGCCCTCGCCGACCTCGATGCCCCAGCCGACCTCGATGCCCTTGCCGACCTCGATGCCCTTGCCGACCTCGATGCCGGAGCCTTCCTTGGCCCATATATAATGTGCGGCCTTGAGCCCGGCCTTGAACTTCACCCAACCGAGATCGGCTTCGATCTCGATGGCGCCCTGGAAGTCGGTTACGTCTGCCTCGCCGACATATTCGTTGTCGGCATTCAGCATCTCCTTGGTAATCAGCAGTTTTTCCATGATCTCATTTCCTTTGAGGGGTTCTGGGGACGCGTACTGACTTCAGGCGGAAGCCGCCCTTAACGAATTCATCTCTTTGGATTTCGGCTTCTTCGGCGCTGCGTCGCCGCAGATCGCAAGCGCGCAGGCCGTCATCTGCCTGACCGACACCGCGTTGCCGATCTGCTTCACCTGCTCTGTCTTCGTGCCGGAGAAGATGTATTCCTCGAAACCCATCGCAGCTGCGAGCTCATGCGGTTCGAACATGCGGAAAAGCACGTCGTATTCGCGGGTGGCGGGAACTTCGACGCCCTCAACGAGGTTCACATGCCCGGTCGCGGTGATCGCCGGCGCAGGTCCGTTTACATCGTGAACGCGCGGCGCCTGGCCTTCGCGTTCGCCGAACTGGGCGGTGATGAAAGCAAGCTCGCCCCGGTTCGCACCCGTCACAGTCGGGAGACCGTCGGTGTTCGGGTCCATCGCTCGGTCGAAACCGTCCGCATGCGTCAGCGGTGTCACGAGGGCAAACTCGCCTCCCTTCGCCGTCGTCATCGTCGGGAGTTGCTGCGTCGCGATATCTCGCGGCTCCGCACCGCCACGGCTATTCGTGACCGGCACCACCATGCCGAAGCGGTCCTTCGTCGGGATCGTGTCAAGCGGGTCGCTGACCGGCTTGCAGCTTTCGTTCGCACCGTAATAGGCGGTCACCAGCACCGGGCTGTGAACCGTCGTATTGGTAGGCATCGGATCGATCGTTTCGCGCGGCGCACCCTCGCTGTGCCTCGACAACATGAAAGGTTCGACCATCGCATAGGCGACGCCGTCGCCGTGGATGGTTCCGATGGGACTTTCGATGCTGTTGGCGCGGCGGCTGTTCGGGTCGCGCTCGCTTGCATCGTTGCCATGCGCCACGGTGGCGACGAATGGCTCAACGACAAATCCGGCCCCGCGGCAATCCGGCGTCGGCGCGGGCTCGTCCACTGAATGTGCCCGCGTGCCGCCGTTGTCGCCGTGCCGGTTGAGGATGAATGGCTCCACGATCATCGGCCGTGCGCAGCCTTGACGTTTCTCCGCCGCTGCGCCGCCGGTCGTGATCGTGGGTACGGGTTCGTTCGACGAACGAGGTGCGCCGCTATTGTTCGGCGAAAGGATGATCGGCTCGGCAATCCAGACGCCGCCCTTGGTATCGAGGGTCGGAACCGGCGCTTCGTCGACGCCAGCCGCCTTGTTTCCCTTCCTGCCATTTATGATGACGGGTTGAGCGAGGCCGAGATGCAGGCCGCCCGCCGCCACGGTCGGGATCGGCCCTTCAATCGAACCCCCATTCGCGTTCCGGCGCAGGGTCACCAGCATCGGAGCGGCGGAACGCCCGCCCTTCGCGAACTCCATCGGCGCCAGCCGGAAATGACGAAGCCGCGCCGCGTAGTCGCGCACGAGAGCGCGGCGCTGTCCGCTCTTCTTTCCCGCCGAATGTCTCGCGGCGAAGGCGCGGCGAAGGTGGTAGAGGAGCGATAGTTCAACGGCGCGCAGGATCACGTCGATGAAGGGCGCGGGCCATTTGAATTTGATCGCCCCGGCGAGAATGCGCGCCATCGTCTTCGGAGCGAGCGGGATCGGCCGGTCGAGGATCGACTTGCCCGGAATCGACCAGTCGATAATTTCGCGTGCGGGCCGCCAGGGCTTGAGGCCGGGGAAAAGATCGAGTTTCCCGGGCACCGGCTTGAAATGAGTGATGGCCGGCCAAACGAGGGTCTTTCGGTCCTTCCTCATCATCAGCACGAAACGCTGGCGTGTCGTCGCCTCGCCATAGTCCGCCGCGTTGAGCTTTCGCCATTCCGGGTCATAGCCGAGACGCCGGACCGTATCGATCCATGCCCGGAAATACTCGCCCTTGCGCGACGGGATCGGCCTCATGGTCTTTGGGTCGACCGGACCCCAGCCCGTGAACTCCCAGACGTTCTCGACCATCACGCGAGTCACATCGAGCTCGGTCAGCCAGGTAACGATGTGCCAGGGGTCCGACCTCTGCTGATCGGATGTCGGCTTGCCGCCGCGCGCCACCGAATGATGGGTGCAGGATGGCGATGCGGTGAGCAGGTCGAGGCGGCCTTCCGGCACCACGATGTGCGGACGAACGCTCGCTATGTCCTCGCAATAGTGCCGGGCGAGCGGGTGGTTCGCCTTGTGCGTATCGATCGCCACGCCCCAGTGATTGACGCAGACGAGCTCCATGTCGATGCCGAGATCGGCCAAAGCGTTGCGGCAGCCGGTGGAAAATCCGCCGGCGCCACAGAACAGATCGGCGACAAGGAACCTCTTGCGTGCCATCAGCGCTTCGCCTTCCGCGCTTTGGTCCGGGCGGCCTTTGCAGCCTTGCGCTTGCGGGTGACGGCCGCTTTCCGCCCGCCCTCGGCCCGGTGTGCGGCCATGGCGGCGGACTTCGCCCGCTCGCGATCCTTGGCGCGCTTCTCGACCTCGCGCGCGACATACCAGGCGGCCTTCTTCAGATCCTCGTCGCTCGCGCCCTTCAAGCCCTCGCGCCAGAGATATTTGATGGCGTTGCCGATGTTGAAGCCGAAGTGTTCGATAACGTCGATGCACTCGATGCCTGCGGGATGCGCGTTGTAATGCTGCGGGTGATTGATCGCGTCGGTCATGATGCTCTCCTGAAGGGAATGGGCTGGGTGTCGGCGGAGACATAAAGCGGATGGCGCGGATGACCGTCCTTGGTGGTGCCAAGGCAATGCGGTTCGCAGCCTGCGCGTTCGATGGCACGCGTAACGACGAATGGGCGTTCGCTCTTGCTTGCATTTGTGCCCCAGCCGCAGATGACGCGCGAATTGGGCAACTGCGCGAAAGCGAAGATCTCATTGAGGATGTCGTCGTTACGCGGGCCGACCGGATCGCTGGCGCGGGAAAGCGCCGCAGGGTCGGTCGCGCGGAACCCATAGAGATTGCCGACGATCAAACCTTCATTGCCCCAGCACCGGGCAAAACCCATACAACGGCGGATGGTCGGATCGTCAATGCGCGCGTCGGCGGTCGACGGGTTCAGCATGATGAAAACCGCCCAGCCGCGTCCGATCATCCATCGACGGTGAAGCTGATAGCGATAAAGCCCGCATTCGGACAGCACGGCGCCGGAGGATGCAGAAAAGTCCACATGGATCGTGTCGCCGCTCATGCCGCACCCCCGAAATAGCGGCTGCGAAGGAACGGCCAGAAGGTGTCGCGGAAACCTTTTGCCCAGGCGAGCGTATAGAGGCCAGTCAGAGCGAGAATGCCCCACTGCTGCGCATCGAGCGCTGCGAAGAACCAGAAGGGTTGCCCGATCAGGCCGGCGACGCTTGCCCAGCGGCGAAGGCGAATATCAAGGCAATTGGCAAGGAAGATCGCCAGAACGCCGAAGAGCGCTATTCCGAGTTGAGGGATCATGCTCCCTCCCCCAGTGCGCCGATGATTGCGCCGCTCGGGTCGAGGCCTGGCCGCATATTCGTCTGACCAAGCACGGCCGCGTGCCAGTTCGCTGCCGCCGCCGCTACCGTGATGATGCGATGAAGCTTTGCATCGATCGGCAACATGTCGTTCGGCGGATTGAAAAGAGCTTTGCCGCCGAGATATCCGATAAGCCAGTACCAGTCGGCGTCGGTCTTTCCGCCGTCGTGTTCCGCGTCCCAGCGTTCCCGCTGGTGAGCGGCTTCAAGGATGACGCCGCGGCTGAATTCGACGAGCTCGGGCGTGTTGAGCAGCAACTGCAGCCGGGATACCTCTTCCCTCAATGCATCGCGTTCCGCGACGATGGCCTGCACGTTGGCGTCGTTCATGCCGATAACCTCGCGCGAAGACGGACGCCAGCGGCAAGAACGGTTGCCTCGACTTCGCCGACCGTCCGGCACACGGCAGTTGAAATGCCGCACTCCCTGAGGTCCGCCATGCGCGCCTCCTGGTTCTTGCGCGCGGTGCCACCCTTGGCCTTCATCTCGATGGCGACGACCGTGCCCGGCGCTATGACGAACACGTCAGGCACACCCGCCTTCACCCCCATCGCCTTCAAGATCGCCGCCTCGACGCGCGTTCGCTTTCCGCCGTTCGGAACATGGAATGCGAAGGCGGGCGGGATCAGCGCGGCGTCTAGAAATCGCATGGCGGCGATTTGCGTATTTTGCTCTTCGCGGTTCATGCGACACCTTCCGGCACGAAGGAGTGCAGGCAGGCCCGCTTCAATTCTTCGACGGCGGCGCGTGTATCCTTCGCGGGCCGGAAGCCGTGAGAATGAAAAGTGGCGCTGGGGCCGAACTCTGAAAGCGCGAAGTGCACCGCGCCTCGGAAGAGGTCGATTTCCGAGATTGTGTAGACCTGTCCGCTCACCGGGGCGAAGTCGGGAGCGCCCACCTCAAGGCATTGCCATCCTTCATCGGCGATGCACACCACCTTTTGACCCACATAGGCATTGCGCGGCCACCCGATCATCAACGCCTCTCCCCATGCTTCTCACGGTCGTAGGGTTCGATCTTCGCGATGTTGTCCGAGACGACGCACGGCGCCGCGAGCGCGTCGAGACGGCCGGCCAGGCCGTTCCACCACTCCCCCGCATCGACATGCCAGTTACCGATCGCTCGACAGGCTCTCGCCAGATAAATCAGGATGATCCGCATTTCTCTTCCCGTGCCGCCGCGCGAAGTCCGTTCGTGCGACCAATTGCTCTCGTCCCAGAGCGTTTTTCTTCGCCTCGCGCTCGCAGAGCGCCTCGTATCTCGCCTTGACCCTGAGGTAGTAGGAGTGCGGCGGCTCGCCCCGCTCCCGGTACCACCAGGCCTTTGCCTCCCGCGCCGTGATGCCCAGCGCATGGGCCGCACGGGCGATGGCGACCTTCACGTTGTCGCCCCAACCTTCCGGATTTCCGGCCGCCGACCGCACCATGCGCTGCATGTCGGACAGCACCTGCTCACTCGTAACCTCAAGCACCGCCTGCGATTCCTCGTTGGCGTCCTGATTTTCCCGATCCGTGGACAACTTTTCCTGCATTCCGGAACGCCTCTCCTGCACATTGGTCCGTGCGGGGAGGTTCTCCGGCTTGTGGATAAGACTTCACGTGAAACAAATGGACGACATGGACACGGTCATCGGTCATTTGAGGCGCGCGGCGGTCCTGGCAGACGAGGCCGCGCGGCATGACGACAAGGTGGTCGTGGTGGATTTCAAGCATCGGCGGAGGGTTCCTCCTGCCGAGGCTGCGTATCGATTGCACAATCGGCATGACCACGCCGAAGGAAGGTCGGGATCGCCATCCCGACGTCCGAAGTGGCGGAAGCCGACGCAGGCGAGCTTCCGCTTTGAATAGGTTCGGTGAGTTGACCCATTTGAATGCCAATGAGCATCTGGCATTCGGCCAACGATCCGGCCGACACAACGGGTCTCTCTCGCTTAGTAGGATGCTCACCGTCACCCCGTGGAGCCTGGGCCGGATCGGAAATGAAATCCGCGAGTTGCGAGGATTGGCCGGACCAATGGTCCCCGTCACGGGGCGCGCTTCCGGCCGGCGCTTCATCTTCGCTTGGGCGTGCGTTACCGAGACGCTCGCGGTCGCCTGGGCGTATCTCCGGAAGCGCGGTCGAAAGGTCGGGCGAAGAGGCGTCAGCGGCCACCTCTTCGCCCTCCGCGATCTCGCCGTTGTGGCGGCGGGATGCGGAATGGGATGCGAAACGTGCACTCACAGATGAATGACGATCGCTTGGCGTGTTGATGACGATGGTGCGGCTGATTTCGACGGGTGCGATATTCCGATAAGGTCGAACCGTGATCGTCTGACAACGAATCAAACGAGGGACTGATATGGCCGATGTGGTGGGCGTTCTGGTTCTATTTACATGGGTGAGCTGCGCCATCGCGGGCGCGGTTGTTGCCGTTAACCGCGGAAACAATGGCGTGGCCGGATTTATCGGCAGCGCTGTTTTCGGCGTGTTCGGCCTGGCGATGGTTGCCTCCGCCAAGCGCGGTCCGACGATCAATGAAACACGGTGCCCTGCCTGCGCCGAAGTTCTCCGGCGCGAAGCAGTGATCTGCCCACATTGCCGTTCGACCTTCGATGAGGCCGCCGCCCTGCGCGAATTGCACCGCCCTGGCCAGAAGTCGTAACGCTGATATGGCGAGCCGAAGGCGCATTCGTTGAGGTGGCAATCAGGCATGGGCGGCCTCGCCAGATGATGCCCGGAACGCATCATTAGCCTGATATATCAACTCAATCGTGGCGCCGGACATATCCATCACCAGTCGCCAGTGTTTTTCAGGAATGCCGTTCTGAAGCCATTTCTTGACTGCCCAGCTCGTGAGTTTTGTGCCGCGATTCCGCGCTTCAGCCTCGATCTTCTCGGGGCCGCCACATGATTGGATGATGTCTTGAACGGACTGCATGTTGGGGAATTTAGGGAATTAAAATCCCTTTTGCAAGAAAATTTTTCCCCGGAAAAAACTTCCCTGCTCAAGCAGGATGGGCCAATGGAACATTGGTCAAAACGTCTCGCCAAAGCGCTGAAACTCAGGGGCTGGGATTACCCGGAACTCGCCACGCGATCAGGCGTCAACCTCGAAAACATCAAAAAATATGCTGGTGGACACGTCGACAATCCACGCGGCGACGCGCCCGAGAAAATTGCCGATGCCTTGCGTGTGCCAGTGGCTTGGTTGATGCTAAATCAGGGAAAGATGGAGCCCGACCACTTGGGTGAGACAGCCGACCTCCCATCTATTGCCGCCACACCACCAAATTATTTGCCAGTTCGACATCTCGAGACAAAGGCCGGAATGGGGGGTGGGCAAATTCCCGAAGATGCTTGGGGCGTTCCGCGTTACTTTGAATCTGGTCTCTTAGCTTCCTTGCGCGCCAAACCTGACGATCTCGGCTCGATGGAGGTTGAAGGGCAGTCGATGGAGGGGATTCTCTTTAGCGGTGACCAGATCCTCTTTAATCGGAAGATGGTGAATGTTTCAGAACCCGGAATATTTGTTCTTTGGGATGGCGACGGGCTTGTTTGCAAATGGGTTGAGCGTATCCACCGCAGCGAGCCCCCGATGTATCGCATATTCAGCGAGAATGCTCGGTTCAAAGAGTATTCAATCTTGGCGGAGGAGGCAGTCATTCATGGTCGTGTAATCTGGTTTGCGCGACGCCTTTAAGAGCGAATTTACTAAATTGGAGAAAACAATTACCGTCCCTGCCACACCACGGCGCGCAGTTAATCTCCGCGCTGAGGAACTACTATACGCAGTTCTACATCTACTACAGCAGTCATCGATAGAATGTAGCGCGCACGAATTAAATCCGGGAGAGAATACGACAACGGTGTTGTTTCATGGAATTAAGGACAAGAACGGCGCATGGGACAAAGGCAGATTCATATTTTTTGATATAAATGGAAAGACTTTTAAGACGCTTACATCTCGCCTGGGTTCGGGGCCATTCCCTCTTCTGATCCAGAAGTCGCGGACATTGGAAGAAAGTAAAGCCGGCAAGGCCTGTGAGGTGCTCTTCGATGTGGTCGCTCAGCCAAATCCAGATAGATCAGTGACCTTTCATCCCGTGAAAGGACGTGACGGCAGTCTAGTTTATTTCTAATTATATGGAGGGAAGCATGGAGCATCCAATATCAAATCAGAGAGACCAACGTTCCCGAAACAGCGCTGCGATTATCGCAATCTCGATTGGCATCTTGATCTTTGTCGGCATGACTTGGAAGTCAGGAAATCTGGACTGGCTTCGAACACCGAGCCAAGAGGAACGAGATCAGCGGCAATGGTTGTCCGCCTACGAACATTGTTTAGAATACGATGCAGCGAAATATCGAGTGACCCTACGTGCCGCCGGAAAAACATCTTCGATATCCACGAGCGATGCCTGTCGGTTTCAAGCTGATTTGCAAATGAAGATGGAGGGTCGAAATATTCCTCCCCGGCATTAAGGCCTCGATGCTGCCGCCCCTTAAGCGGACAAAAATTCCCCCAATACGCACCTCTCGGTTAGCCCCGTTCGCTTAACGGGAAATTTATTTACCCCGTTTGGGGAATTTTATTCTTGATTTTGGATTTTCAGGGAATTATATTCTCCCCATCGGCGCTTCCCCGAGCGCCGTTGCAAGGCGACCCCCGGCGGTTTCATCCCCGTGCCCCCCCAAGACCGCCGGGGAAGCCTGACAGGAGGAATGATCGATGGCATCCGACAAATTCCGAGAGGCATGTGGCGCATGGTCCGCAGAGTCGGTGGTGGCGTCGGAGGAAATTCAAATCCGCGCCACTGGATCAATCGCGAGCGGCGAGATTGACCGCTTGAACCTGCCCAATCTGGCAAACGATCTCATGGAGAAATTGGAGGAAGCCGGTGCGCTCTTCGCCGCCGCTGAAATCGGCGCCGAGATCGACTTCAACGAACTCGCGGAAGAACTACTCAGAATTGCGACTGGAACATTGGTTATGTTCGCCGTTGCGCGCCTCCACAAACCGGTGGCCCCCTGATGCTCGGCACCCCGGCTCTCATCAACGGCATCCGACAGGATTTCAACCGCAGCGAGGCGGAGGCGCGGGCGGATCGCGCCCGCCGGGATGCAAGAAATTTGAAGGTCATCCCGGCGGCGCGGATCGACGCCGCCATCGAACTAGCCGAAAGTTTCGGCGAAAGCCATCTCCGCGCCGTCGTCATCGCGGTCTCAGTGGCGGGCGCGCTCGAACGGAATGGTCGCGCGCGGGCGCTCGAGATCGCCACCGATCATTTCTTTCTCTGTCATGCGCGCGACCTGGTTTCAGTCCTCGAAGGGCCGCCGCCCGCCGAGGCCTCTTTCGGCGACGAATGCACCTGCGCGGGGTGCCGGTGATGACCGGGAAGACCAGACGCGAAACGGCGCTCGAAGCATGCCTCTCGGAGTTGCGGGAACAACTCGCCTTCATGTTCGCCGACGATCTCGACGATCCCGATTCGATGGCGACGGCGATGCTGGCGCGCATCGACCAGACGGTCGGCGACGGCGCCCTGCCTGGAGCCTCCTCATGAAAAGACATCCGCCGCCCTCTTCCACCCGCCGCCTGCCATCCGATCTTCCCGACGAATTTCCGCCGCACGAAGACGATTACCCCGATGACGACGATATCGGGGCAGCGTCGATCCCGGCCCTGCTCGCGCTGATCGGGATCGGGATCTTCGCCGTCCTCGCACTGGCAAGACTTCTGGAGGCTCTTTCATGACCGCGCTTCCCCGCGACTACGGCCGGCGCATCTATGTCACGCGCCGCGATCTGCGCCGGCGACACGCCGCCCGGCATGGCGCATGGCGGCTCGCCGCCTTCACCGTCGCCATAGCATCGACCGGCGTCATCGCACACGCGCTGCACGGCTGGGGGTTCTGGTGACGGTGGCACCGCAAATTTCCGACCGCGCCACGGCCCGCGCCGAACATTTCGAGGCGACCCTGCATCGGCTGGCGGGCATGGCGCGGCGATACCGGAAGGTTATCTCTTGCGGGCAGGTGATCGAAGAGATCGGCCGCGCCCTGGCGACCGCGCCGGAAAACTATGCGGCTCTGCCGAAATGGCAGCCCATCGAATTCGCACTGAAGAACAGAACGATCGTCGCGCGCGTCCGCGAACAGAAAGAACCGGTCGTCTGCGTCTACAAGCCCGGCAACCAGCACATGATGGCGGGCTGGTGGGCGCGCGGTCTCCGCGTCGAACCGTACGAATTCTTCAACCTGCCTCCTTTCGAAAGGACCGGCGCATGACGGCGCAGAAACGGGCGGCATCTCACCTCAGCCCCGAAAAAATGAAGGTTCTTCGCGCCACGGTCGAGATCGGTCAGGGCACGCCATACCTGCTGCGCCAGTATTTCAATCTCAAATCGTATCAGGGCGCGTCGTTCGAGGGCACACTCTCCGCGCTCGCCAGAATGAATTTTCTGCAGCGCGATCAGACGCTCGGCTTCTACACGCCGACCGAGGCTGGCATCGAGCGCGCCTCGCAAAAGAACCCGTTCCGCCCGCGCAGACGGAGGCCGGCATGATGCACGCGTCGCTCAACCCCGCCTCGCCGCCTGTTCGTTCCGAGCGGGACCTGGCCCGCGCTCAGGCGCGGGAATGGTCAAGGGAGAAAATCGTCTCAGGCGATCTCTGCCGGATGATCGACAGAATCGAGGCGGCCTCCGACCGACATCGCGTGGTGGACTACGACGACGACTTCCCGTTCGTCTACGCAGACCACGTGCTTTGGGATGACGCCGTCGGCCTCTTACGAGAGGCGGCCAATCATTACCCTCACCCTTCCGGTGGACTGCTCTTCGATGCGGGTTTTCACAGGCTCCCGCATGGAATGGATCGCTTCGGCGACGCCGTCGACGAGGATGACCTTACAGACATCGTCACCGCAATTTTGGAGAACCCCGATGCGCTTCTCGGTTGACTGCAACGTCCTCACGCGCGCCTGCACGAACCTCGCCGATATCGCCGCGATGAGGACGGTCATTCCGATCCTGAATAACGTCAAGCTCGAGGCCGCGGGCGGCAAGCTGACGATCACGGCCAACAATCTCGACCAGTCGATGGCGATCACGGTCCAGGCGAACGTCGAGGCCGAGGGCGCTACCACCGTCGAATACCGGCGGCTCCAGAGCATCGCCAGCATCGCGGCGGAAGGCGCCGACATCTTTTTCTCCGACGAACGCGAGGAGGGGCGCGCTGAAATCAAGACCGGGAAATCCCGCTACAAGCTCCTGACGCTGCCCGCCGCCGACTATCCGGTATTCGAGATGCCCGAGCAGACGCTGAGCGTGCCGCTTCGCGGCGCGGAGCTCGAACGCCTCCTCTCCGTCTGGTACGCCGCCGCGGATGAGGAGGCGAGACCCTATCTGAACGGCATCTATGTACACCGAACGACTGACGGCCTCGGCGCCGTCGCCACCGACGGGCATCGCCTCGCGCTGGTCGAGATCGACCTGCCGGAGGGAGCCGAGGATATCGACCGCCTGGGCGTCATCCTGCCGAACGCCACGGTCAAAATCCTGCGGCGGCTCGTCTCCGACGACAGGGCCCTTTTCGAGACGGACGACCGCAAGGTCGTCGTCACCTTTGAACGGGCGGGCATGGTGATCAGTTTCGTTTCCAAGCTGATTGAGGGCACCTATCCGGATTTCGGTCGCACCATTCCGGCCCGGCAGGACGGCAGGACGGTCTCCATCGCGACCGACCCGCTTATCACGGCGGTCAAGCGCGCGATGATCGCGCAGGATGGAAAATCCTCCTCCGTTCGGCTCCTGCTGAACGAGGGCAGGCTATCCCTCTCCGCCCGCAGCGACGCCGGCATCGAGGCGGCCGATACGGTCGATTGCGATTGGGCGGGCGAGGAATTCGAGCTCTTCCTGAACGGACGCTATCTGCTCGCCTCGGTCAACGGCCTCGACGCGAAGGAGGTCGAGTTGACCGTCAAGCGGGCCGACTATCCCGTCAGGATGGAGATACCGGGCGTGCAAGGGCGAACCGACGTCATCATGACGATGAGAGGGTGACGTGGCCGACACGCGCACCGAACTCCGCCGGATCGCCGCCCTGATCGGCAGGGCCCGATGCAGCCTGTCCAATGAGAAGGCGACGCAGGCCGATATCGAGAAGGTGCTGACGCAGGCAGGTGTCGCCTTCGCGCGCGAGGCGAGACTGGGGCCTGGCGACATTCCGGATTTCATCCTCGACGACCGGCTGGTGATCGAGGTGAAACTCCGCTCCACGAGCCGCCGCAACATCAACCGCCAGCTCATGCGCTACGCCGCTTACCCGACCGTCGCGGGGCTGTTGCTCGTCTCTAACGTCGCCACATCCCTCCCTCCCGAGATCGAAGGCAAGCCCATCGTCACGGTGAGCCTCGGAACGGCGTGGCTATGAGGACCTATGGCGCGATCGCTCTTGTCAACGATCGATGGGTCATCTCGGCCCTGGACGCGCATGTGCGCATCCGGCTGAAGCATATATTCCCGCGCATTCCGAAGACGGCCGACGTGCCCTATGTCCTCCCGAACGATCTTCCGCACGCCGCCGACATCGAATGGTTCCTGTCCCGCTATCCGCTCAGGATCAGCCCCGACGACCGCATGGCGTTGATCGGCGGCAGGTTGCGGTTCGAAACGCGCCAGACGGAATTGGAACGCATTCTCGCGGCCGACTATGCGCCGCCCGCCTATCCGCGTCTCAAGCCCGGTGCGGAAGTGCGGCACTATCAGTCTCAGGCCGTCGAGGTTCTGTTCCGCTCTTTCGGCCTTCTGCTCGGCGACGAAGTCGGCCTCGGCAAGACCTTCACGACGGCCGCTGCATGCCTCAATCCCGATGCTCTGCCCGCTATCGTCGTCTGCCACCCCCACCTCCAGAAGCAATGGATTGACGTAATCCATGGCTTCACGACGCTGAACGCCTACGGCATCAAGAAGACGAAGCCCTATGAATTGCCGCCGGCGGACGTGTTCGTCTTCCGCTACTCGCAACTCGCGGGCTGGGTCGACCGCTTTGCGGACATCGGTCCGAAGCTCGTCGCCTATGACGAAGTGCAGGAACTCCGGACCGGCACCGCCTCGGCCAAAGGGGTCGCGGCCCTGCGATTGTCAAATCTTGCGACTTATCGGCTCGGGCTCTCCGCAACGCCCATCTACAACTACGGCAACGAGATCTGGGAAGTGATGCGCTTCCTGCGTCCCGACGCGCTCGGCGACTATTACGACTTCGTGCGGGAATGGACCGGCAATAGCCGGACCGTTTCCAATCCCAAGGCCCTCGGCACCTATCTGCGCGAGCAGTTTGCCTTCCTCCGCCGCACAAAGCGGGATGTCGGAAAGGAAATGCCGCCCGTCAATCGCATTGTCGACATGATCGAGCATGACGAGGCGAAGCTGCGGGATATCGACGAACTCGCGCATCAACTCGCGGTCAGAACCACCGTCGGCGAATTTACCGATCGTGGCCAGGCCGCGCGCGAACTGGACATGCTGGTGCGCCAGCAGACCGGGATCGCCAAGGCGAAAGGCGTGGCCGCTTTCGCCCGCATCCTCGTCGAAGGCGGCGAGCCCATCGCGCTCGTCGGCTGGCATCGCGAAGTCTACGACATATGGTTGGAGGAACTCGCCGAATTTCGTCCGGCCATGTACACCGGGTCGGAATCTCCAGCGGGCAAGAACCGGGAGAAGGATCGCTTCATCTCCGGCGACACCGACATTCTGATCATGTCGCTCCGGTCCGGCGCGGGCCTCGACGGCCTGCAGTTCCGATGCTCCACGATGGTCTTCGGCGAGCTCGATTGGTCGCCGGGCATCCATCATCAATGCGTCGGTCGCCTCGACCGCGAAGGTCAGGCCGATCCCGTGACGGCGATATTCCTCGTCACCGATGACGGTTCCGATCCGCCCATCATGGAAATGCTCGGTCTCAAAGCCTCGCAGGCCGCCGGGATCGCCGATCCGGAGCTGGGCGTCCAGACGGTCCATAGCGACATCAGCCGCGTTCAGGCGCTCGTGAGCCGCTATCTCAAGCGCAAGAAGCGCGGGCCGGTCGACAATCCAGAGCAGGAAAGGCTCGCGATATGAGCGACAACCCTCCTCGTTTTCCCTATGCCAGTCCGGAGGCTCATACGCGGGCGGGAGAAATGCTCGATGCCGGAAGGATGTCAGTGCATATACATCCATCCCGCCGCGCGTCAGCGCCGGATTTCCCGGCTATCGACGAATTGCTTTTTCATGTCGGACAGAGCCGCGAGAAGTTGATCTGCGAAATCGAAGCCGCCCACGAGATGCTGCCCGAAGCGCTCGCGCCTCGCCTCAAGGACCGGACGGACGAGCGGAGCGTCGCCCAGCGGCTGAAGCTCTTTCTGGAACTGATCGACCGGAGGGTCGCGGAACTTAGCGATGAGAGAGACCGGGAGGTTCAGCGGCGGGTGGTGGCGGAGGCGCGGGTTGAGGATCAGTTTGAAAGCGGTATGCGAAACGGCATGAAGATGGCCGCGCGCATCGTCGCCGGCACCATTCCGTTGTCAGACGACTACACAGCCGATCAACGCGAGCATGCGCGCTATCTCGTCGAGATGATCCGGGATGTCGCGACGGGCCGCCTCGCACAATGGGATGACATCGTTTCCGAGCAGCGGGAACTCAGGTGGCCGGTCCTGGGCGAAGTGATTGAAGGCGAGAGGCTCGACGCCGCTCTTTCCGCCTTCAACCTGGCTCTGCAGGGACAAACGCCATGACCGATACCTCCCTCCCTACGGCAGAACAGGTCTGTGAGCAATTGAATTGCTTATTCACAGGCAACCCAGCTAATTCCGATCAAGTCAGCGGGCAGAAAGCCTGTGTATGCGTGACGTGTGAGGCGGATGCCATCATCACCGCCCAAGCTGCGGAGATAGAGCGATGGAAGCTACATACCGATGACCTAATGGCGCTGCTAGAGGCGAGCGACAATAACGGCATTGATATGCGCGACCAACTCGCAGCGGTGAAGGCGGAGCGGGATGCGATGCGCTGGCAGCCGATTGAAAGCGCCCCGAAAGATGGCACTCCCATCGATATTATTCTGAACGGGCGACGCATTCCCGATGTGTGGTGGGGACGGCCAAATCACGCATGCGGAGAGGCAGGGCGTTATTGCGATAGCTGCCCGACTGTTGACGGTTGGTGTGATCTCTTTGGCTATGTCGTCGATAAGGAAGGCGCGGAAAGCTCAAGTCCGACGCACTGGATGTTTTCGCTGCCCGCGCCCCGCTCCCCCGACGCACAGGGAGAGAAGGAATGAACGTCAATCCGAAGGCATATGCGGAAGCCGAAAAAGCATTCACCGAAGCAGAGGACGAAGCGCTCGATATAGCCATTCGGACCTATCTCTCCGCGCTGCCAGCCGCAGAGCGGCTGGCAATGAGTGAGGGGCCGATCCCGATGCTACTCTGGTGCCCCGAATGTGGCGCTCGACATATCGATGAAGGCGAGTTCGCCACCAAGGTACATCACACCCATGCCTGTCAATCCTGCGGCATGGTTTGGCGCCCCGCCGTCGTTCCGACGTGCGGCGTCAACTTTCTTCCGGGCTTCAAGAATGAGGTGACACCATGATCCCCGCCGAACTCATAGAAGCGGCGGCGCGTATCCTGAGCCCCAATTGCATGTGGGACGAAGGATACGTCAACGCCCACCAAGAACGCCGCCGCGAGAGGGCGCGAGTCAAAGCCAGGGAGATCGCCAGCCTTATCTTGGAGACATGCGCGAAGTTGGCGGATGGTCACAAAAGCAAGGTCGTCGTCAATGAACCGCTTTGGCATGACGGGCAAGATTGGACGGCGAATAGCATTGGCGAGGCTATTCGCGCGCTCCTATCCGACGATCAGGAGCCGATATGACCGGCGACTGGCACCCCATCGACGAAGCGCAACATATCCGGCTCGGAACGGTCGTCGAGCTGCGGATGGAAAACGGCCGCGTCTATCGCGCGACGTGGCGCGAGAAAGGATTGGTTACGGCCTGGTGGCTCGATCCGGGCCAGCGGCGCAAGCGGGAGATAGGGCTCTACGACCCCGTCGAATTCAGAGTGCTGGCGGAAGGGCATTCATTCGACGACGGAACACGTGAAGGGATGCGGCGCGAGAAGGAACGCCTGGAAGCGAGGCGGCATGGTTGACCTCGTCGGCACCTGCCCGAAGGATTTCTGGCGCGAGTGGATAGCCGAAGGCGACGCCGCCGGCGACCCCGAAACGGGCGAGGAATGGGGCTGGTACACGCAGCATTCCCTTGTTCGCCGGATCGACCCCGGCGACCGCCTCTATGTCGTCGCCCACGGCCGCTTGAGGGGCTTTGCCCCGGTAACCCGCATCCATCTTTCGCCTGACGGGCGCGGTGGAGCGATATGCCGCCGCGGCGGCGGGGTCGCGATCACGATAGATCAGCCGATCCCGGGCTTCAGGGGCCTCCGGGAGCGCTGGTGGCCGAGGGAAAGCGAGATCGATTTCCCCGACTGGAAGACGGCGGGTGTGGGGACCTGACATGACCCGTCGCGCCCATCGCACAGAACCCTTGCGTCCCGAGCCCGATCCGGCTTTGCTGGCGCTGGCCCGAGCGCTGGCGCGGCAACAGGCCCGCGAGGATCATGCACGTGAAATGGCGGAAAGAAAGCCCGATGAAACGCGCCGCGATCTATAGCCGCTTCTCGACAGACCTGCAGAGCGAGAGTTCGATTGAGGACCAGGCCGCCCTCTGCCGCGCCTTCGCCACGCGCGAGGGAATGGAGGTCGTCGCGACCTATGAAGACCGCGCGCGCTCCGGTGGTTCGATGTTCGGGCGGGACGGATTGATCGGGATGATGCTGGCCGCGCAGACGAGACAGTTCGACGTGCTGATCGTCGAGGCTCTCGACCGTCTCTCGCGCGACATGGAAGACCTTGCCGGGCTACACAAGCGGCTGACCTTTCTCGGCATTGAGATTCGTGCGGTTCATGAGGGGCCGGTGAACACGGTCCTGGTAGGCCTTCGCGGTCTCGTCGGCCAGCTCTATCGCGAGGACAATGCGCACAAGGTCCGGCGCGGCATGGCGGGTGTCATCCGCGCCGGGCGCGCGGGCGGCGGACGCGCCTATGGATATGACATGGTTCCGGGCGAACGCGGACGGCGCGCCGTCGACGAGGCCGAGGCGGCGATTGTCCGGCGCATCTTCGCTGAATTTCTGGCAGGGAAATCGCCGCGCGCGATCGCGGCCGGGCTGAATGCCGAACGGATCGCGCCGCCGCGCGGGCGCGCCTGGAACGCCAGCACGATCACCGGCAGCGGCGCGCGGGGGAACGGCATTCTGCGCAATGAAATCTACGCGGGAAGGCTCGTCTGGAACAAAATCCGCATGCTGAAAAATCCGGACACCGGCCGCCGCGTGTCCCGGCCCAATCCGCCGGCGGAGTGGCAGACGGTCGAAGTTCCCGAGCTTGCGATCGTCGCGCGCGAAGACTTCGAGGCCGTGCAGGCGATGAAGCGCGGCCGCGCGAAGATCAGGCCGGAACGCCAGCAGCGCGGCAAGCACCTTCTATCCGGACTTCTGCGTTGCGCCGCCTGCGGCGCGGGCATGACGGTGACCGGGAAGGACAAGAGCGGACGCCGCCGACTGCGGTGCTCGAGCTGGGTAAACAGCCGCACCTGCCCAGATCCTCATTCCTTTTATCTCGACAGGATCGAGGCCGCCGTCATCGATCGTCTGCGCGAAGAGATGCTGTCGCCCACCGTCACCGCCGAATATGTGCGCACCTATCACGAGGAGCGAAAGCGCCTTGCCGCCTCGGCGGACGCCGCGCGACTGCGCCTCGAACGCAGGATAGAGACGGTCGGTCGCGATCTCGAAAGAGTGATCGACGCCATTGCGGGCGGTCACGGCGACGCGGCGGTGCTCGGGCCGCGCGCGACGGCATTGCACAAGGAACGCGATGATCTTCGGGGAGAGCTTTCGGCGATGGCCGCGCCGGTCAACATCGTCGCCCTGCACCCGGCCGTCCTGGAGCGCTATGCGGCTCAACTGGAGGCCTTGTCAGCCAGCCTGCGGAAGGCGGACCTTGCGGGCGATCCGAGCGGCCGCGCGGCGCTGCATGAGCTTCTGACCCGCGTGACCGTCCATCATGACGACACCAGGCGGGGCGGCTTCCACGTCGAAATCCACGGGCGCATGGCCACGCTGCTCGGGCAACCGAAGCCGCAACAGGCCGCGCTCGGCTCGCGGGTGGCTTTTTCGGCGGTTGGGATGGTAGCGGAGGACGGATTCGAACCGCCGACACGCGGATTATGATTCCGCTGCTCTAACCAACTGAGCTACTCCGCCCCAAGGGCACGGTGGCTTCAATGAGCCTCGGCCTCGAAAGTGAGGGGATATAAGGGGCAGCCTCGAAGCCTGTCAAGTTTGAGACAACGGGGCTTCGAAACGACGGCCGAAAACTACGTCGAAGCCTTTTCACTACCCGCTTCCGCCTTGCGGAAACGCAGCATGGTGAAAAGCCCCATAGGTTTCAGCGACCGCGTCTCCACGAGATCGAGCGTCGTCATATGGGTGATCGTCTCGATGCGGAAATCCGGATGCCAGCCCAGCGCGCGCGCCGCTGGCGCCATCCAGCGCTCGACCTTGCCGCGCACACCGTGGTCTTGCGCGAAGTGATTGACGATGACGACCTCGCCGCCCGGCGCGCAGACGCGCTCCAGCTCCTTCAGCACCTTCAGCGGGTCCGGCACGACGGTCATCACATACATCGCAACGACGGTGTCGAAGGACGCGTCCTCGAACCGCAATTCCGAGGCGTCCATCTCATAAAGCCCGACGACGTTGCGCAGCTTGCGTGCGCGGGTGCGCTGCCGTGCCTTGCGCAGCATGTCCGGTGAGAAGTCGATGCCGGTGATCTTCAAATGCGGCGCGTAGCGCGGAAGGGCGACACCGGTGCCGACGCCTACTTCGAGCAGCGAGCCCTCGCGCTGATTGATGATGTCTATGGCGCGCTTGCGGCCGAAATCGGCAATGGGGCCGAAGGACCAGTCGTAGACGGGCGCCCAACGTGCATAAGCCTTCAGAACCGATTGCTCGTCGATGCGCGCTAAACCCGTCAA